TTACAATGCAATCATATCCTGCCAGGTTTTTTTGCCAATGATGCCATCCACGGCACCACAGGCACCCCTGCGGTCAGTCTGATATCGTCTTGTCGCATCCTCCATCAGTGGTCCAAATCCCTTGTCTAGCTCTCCCTTGTAGTATCCCCGGCTGCCTAATATCTCCTGAGCCAGCAATACGTCGTTGCCATAATCCCCATTGCCTATTTCGCGCACTCCAAACATATATACATTCCCTCCATCTGTGGTTGTTGTCTCTGTTACCGTTGTGGTTGGCTTACTGCTAACAGTCCCATTGGCGATCTCGCTGAACGGGAAATTACGTCCCGGGCAATCTGTCTGCCCTACATCCTTGTGGCGCTGCACCAGGGAGATGCCATACTTGCCTTTGAGGTATGATACCAACTCCCGGCCCGCCTGGATCTGTGCCTGTCCCATGCGCTCCACGTTAAAGGCCCCCTCGAAGCAGATCCCCAGGCTATCGCTGTTACTGCCAGATGCATGTGCCCCTACTGCCCACTCTGGCCGCAGACGGTATACCTTGCCGTCCTTGCGGACTAAAAAGTGATATCCGGCTCCCGCCCAGTGGTTGTCCACTTTATGCCATCTGTGGATGTCCTCTGCAGTACAGCTTGTGGCCTCGGCATGATGCAGGATAATACGTCTGGTGGCGGCTCTGCTTGCCATGCCTCCAAAGCTTAGATTTGTTTCGATGATATTCATATTGCTCCTTTCCCCGGCCTCTTGCGCCGGCGCAAAAAGAGGACGATCACTCGCCCTCTGAATCCTCTTTATTGATTAGTTTATCGGCAACAGCCAGTCCTTTAATCAAGATATTTGGTATTTTATATCCACACTCGACCAAATTTTCCAATATGCTCCGAACTTCATTGACCATCAGGCAAGCCAATGTGAACCATCCCATCATGGTCAAAAATGACAGGTCTATATGTAGTAAATCATTTCCCATGTTCACAAACACAGCGGATACCAAAAACGCCACTGCAATAATGACCCAGTATCCCAGTTTTTTTATAATACCTTTCAGACCAATTGCGCTTGATTCCTGCTTCATTTTTCTGGATTTATACCACCCAGTCAGCCAGTCCAAGATGTTCAGTACCAGATATCCCATAAAGATATACCAAAACGCCCCGAAAATCGCCGACAGTATTGTAACCGCAGCTCCCACACATACATTGTATAAATCAATCACTTTATTCACACTCATTCTCTTCATTTACCTCATCTCTTTCTATTTTAATATTTCTTTCCAGAGGGATTCTGTGCCAGCCACTCCCGGCTCCCAGACATTGTTATCCACCAAACTCTCCCAGGTCTTACCCCCATGCGTCACCCTGTCACCAGTCATATAGGGATTGGTGCTGTCCGGCTGCTCCCAGGGTAAGATTGCCCCGCCTGGATCTGTCAGGACTTTTGCATACAAACTCGACGTCGAGTCAGGGCGCCAGTCTCCCTGGCTGATGTGGTCCTGCAGCACCTTATAGAGGATACCGTTGTACCTCACCCGGTCACCGGCTTTGTAGGCCACACCATCCCCAGACCATGCCCCAAACAACTCTGTGTACTGCAAGGCCATATAATCACTCATGGGCGCCGCATTGTCCTCGATCTGGCTACGTAACTCTCTTGCTCTCTCTATTACTCCCATGCTTATACCTCCTCTCCCAGTAAGATTTTTCCAGCCAGAGCATACTCCGCATCTGTCGGCACATCTCCGGTAATGGTCTCGGACAGATAAAAATGGACCGTCAGCGTACCATCCGGATTAGTTACCACCTGCATACTGTCCATCACTGCTCCATGCAGGGTGTTGAGCGGGGTATCATCATCCCGGGTGATGCGTACCTCTGTGAGGTTGTCCGGAGTAAGCTGTGCCCAGGTGTCTATAAGGGCCTGCCGAGTGTCGCAAATTAAAACGACGGCCCCTGTGTAAGAGCCGTCTACGATTGGGATTGTGGTCCCGTCTTTCAGTATCATGTTCATGTTGTTCTCCTTTCTTATCAGGTGCAGAAGCAGAGCACAACGCCAAATTCGACATATGAAGTCCATCTATCTACACTTCCATTATCTGAAACTATATCATAATACCCGGCGCTTCTCGCATTTCGTAACCACCAAATACTATTTTGAGAATACCCTACTTTTTTCTTGACTCTACTCGCATTGTTTGGGAACAATGACTGATATAGACATGGAGAATTGCTAAGCTCTTTATTATTTGGAATCCACATGTCATCTACAGTATTTTGTACGAAGTATTTTCCTTCAACGTCGTAAGCCGAACTAGTTTTGTTCACCTCTACAATATTATTACGGACTATCTCAGGGACAAGAAGCTTGATGGTGTCTTTTAGATATCTGCGCAGCTCACATTTTTCCCAACCGCCAACAGCACCGGTTCCCTCTTGGTATGTGCCATCTTCATTAACTGTAAATTTTGGATTCATCCTATGGAAAGTTTTAGGCAGCTCTCTCCCAATCCAGGTAATAGGCGCCTTCCCGGTACCATCGGCTTTGTCATCCGCGTCAAACGCTGCAATCTGCATATTGATAATACCTTCATCCCCTAGATCCAGCGGCTTATAATCAGATATCTGGTACTTTTCCTTATACGTTCCGTCTGCCTCGGCCGCAAAGATTTCTTCCCAGGTGTCGGTAATTTCTCGCGGGCCGCGGAGGCAGAATGATAGCGCTATACGAAAGGTATTTAAAGACAAGGAAACTTGAAATTCCCCGTCTGGTTGAACAGAATCAAATCTTTCTTTGAATGTAATTCTTGTATTTCTAAGTGACCAAGTGCTCGCTGAATCAGTTCCTACAATATATTTTATTTTGTCTGTTTTGTTTTTAAATAATTTATTATATTCTGAAATTTCTAAATATCCCGGTATCCATATAATGTCATGTGTTGTCTGTTCATATATATTTCCATATATATCATTCGCTTCTTGTATCTTTGTAACTTCTGCTAAACGGTCTCTTATTACATCACAAATCAGGGGATCGACTGTTTCTTTCAAATAACTACGCATCTCGCTCTTTTCCCATCCCCCAATTGATCCAGTGCCCTCTTTATATGTACCATCTACATTTGTAACTAAGCTCGGGTTCATTCTATGTGGAGTTTTCAGCAGTTCCTTCCCAATAAAAGTAATTGGTGCCTTACCTGTTCCATCTGCAAGATCATCCACATCAAATTCAGCAATCTGCATGTTAATAATACCCTCTGCTCCAAGGTCAAGCGGCTTGTAATTACCTATTTTATATTTGGACTTATAGGTACCATTATCAATGTTTGCAATAATGGTCGCCCAGTCATCTGATATTTCTTTTACCTCCACTGGACTGCCAAACTGTGCATAACAGCTTGTGTTGCCAGTGATATTTTTGCCAGTCGGATTCCAGCTCTCAAAAGGATAGTCCTCCGCACTACCATCTGGACTTACCGGAGTATCCCCTGTATAAGTGGCACTACCACCATAAGGTACATTATCCACCCTCTGCAGCAAGGTCGAGCCATTGTAAAAATACACTGTATACTTACGTACCGTGGCCGTAAACGCCGCATACACACTCCTGTCTGCTGTGACAGCCTGTAAAGCTGTGCTGTCCGCAGCCCCTCCCGGCTTTTTACTCCAGCCACTAAAGCTGTAGGTATACTGTGCTGTACTGGTCTTAGTCGGCGTGCTACCGCTGTAGGTGCCGTTACCACCATCCACGATAGCCTGAGTGTAGAGGAGCGTGCTGCCATCCTCATTGTAAAAATAGAGATTACTTGTGATATGCTCATAAGCCACCCGGATATCCGGATACTTGCCGGCAATCTCAGCAAGCTGTGCACCGGTCACGGTATCAACTGATATGGTACCGGATACCTGCGCCATGTCGGTGTTATTGCCGGACTCATCCAGTCCCCTCATGGTGTCAAGCAAGGCAATAATCGCCATCAATGTATCTGCATCACCTGCCGCCCAGTCTATACCTATCAGACGTACCCTGCTGTTGGCCGGGATTGCCTCCAGGATGGCTTTACTGTCCACTGCCGTGCTTACGTTTTCCAGCCGGAGTGTTGATATACCGGCATAAGACGGTATGGACAGATCGGTGAGTGACGCCTGATTGCGGATTGTCAGGTTGGTTATGGTTGCTGGCAGATGCAGAGTTTTGAGGATACCGCCTACCGGTAACAGTAACCCTGTGATACCGGTACCCTCAAAGTATACATGTTCCAGATTGGTACACCCAGATACGTCCACAGCCTGAACAAGATTCGGGCAGTTGCGCACGTCCAAAGTCCTCAACAGGACGTTATTGCCCAGGTGCAGGTCCGTCAGATTGGTATTGCTGTAGGTATCACTGGCGTCTCCCAGTTTGAGAGACTGCAGCTTGGTGGCAAGCGCAAACTCTGCATAACCTACCATAAGCCCCGACAGGTCTCCCACATCTTTGAGCTGTGATGCACTGTAGATGTAGATCTCGGTATCATTTACGTTGTCGAGCGGGCAGATCAGGGTGTAGCTGTTACCCCGGAGCGCCCGCTGCTGAACCAGATAGGAACCGTACTTGACCGATGCGTAGATGTCTGCGTAAGGTGTCACTGTTATGTCCGCCTTGGCGTAACCCCTGACTGTGATCACATCACTCAGGGCATCCCCGGCGTTGTATTTACTGTCCAGATACCGGTACCGGTTATAGAGCCACCACTTACGCTGCTCTGCTTTGGATCCCTGGAGCATGGAGAGATAGGCAGCGCTGTTGTCATCTATGAGCGGCGCCAAATATTTAAAATAGCTATCTTCATTAAATACCGCCTCGGGCCATTTTGCCTGGTGCTCCTCAAATCTGCGCTCCGTGTCCTCATAGGACAACTTGCCGGTTGACCGGAGCGTCTGGTACATGGCCTTGATTTCATCCTGATAAGCCTGCCGGAGATTGGTCCAGAGCACACTATGCTGACCGTTGTAGACATCTGCACCGGCCACCTGGTCGATGTCCTCCAACTCATAGCCAAATACCAACGAGCCTTCATTATTGATACCCAGCCCAGTATCGAAGTCATACGGTAAAAAGCACCACTTACCCATTGCTATCACCTCCTGCAAATATCGTTGGGAACATATTTTTTGCTCTGGAATCCACCATCAAAAACAACTCTGTAAATAGATAGTAAAAACAGGCGCTGTCCACCTCAATGTGATCTGGCAACTCCGCCTTAAACTTTGCTAACCGGTACTCCGCTGTGTCTGCAGTGTACTCCACGCCTCCATAAGTTACCGGTGTTTCCAATGTTGCGCCGGTTGCCGCCTCCTGATCGGTACTCACCAACCAGACTGATAAGGCACTAAGCTGCGCCGGATCCGTGTTGCCGTCCGGATATCGTCCCTCAAAGTCATTGAGCCATGCATCATTTACAAAATCAGCAGACTTCCAGAGGACACGGCTGCTGGTGTTGTTTAATATCTCCCAGGATTCATCACCGGCCTGAAATCCATATACCTCTTCCGTCCCCTTGTCATTATTAAAGTTATATTTGCCCATGAAGGCTGTGCTGTTTCCGTTACTCCAAAATACCACGATTGGAAACCCGTCAATACCCTGGCGGACCTTCGGATCTACTGCCTGTGGCGGCGTCTTATATGGACATGCATCGTTATAGAGCCTTACCAACTCAACGTTGTTGGCTCCCTCACTGGATGCAACGTCCGCCTTAAAAGTATAGGTGCTGGTCGGGATGGCATCTGCATTGATGGTATAATTGGGGGCCGCTGTACCATCTGCCAGCGTAAATCCACCCTTAAAGTCAATCTTATAATTTTTACGGGCATAATACTGGCTACTGGTACCCTGTACATTGGCCTGCGCTCCCGTAAAGGTAAAGTCCTTTGATGGATGCAGTGGGTCCACATAGTATCCGGATACCGTCTTTTTGTCCCCTTTGTACTGTGGGAGTTCTGTGGCCTCAAGTACCAGGTATGGCAGGTCCTTGGGTAACTGTGATATGACAATCTGACCGTACGCATCAAAGACATTATTATGCTGGTATCTCTCCAACATCTCATCCACGTCCTGGGTGTCGGCAATCCAGTTGTTGAGCATCTGATATCGTGTCAGGTCATTGTTATATACCCGGACACAATATAGATCTATGGTGCAGTCATTGGAGCCAATGCTGATATCCACCGGCGTTGTCTGCGCAAAGTCATCATCCTGCGGATACTGCACGGTCCCGGACATAACTCCGTTGATATAGCAGTAGATCAGACGATGCTCGGCGCGCTTTTCGACCGCAAAACTTATCCGGACATGCTCGTCCTCCTTATATTGAGTGCTGATTTCCGACTGCTCCGATTTAAGCACAGCTTTCTGGGCCGTCAACTGTATACCTCTGTTGCCTGACATGCAGGACACTACCACAGCGTCATAATCCATGACATCACGGGTCGCAAATTCCAGCTCAATTGTCTTGCCGCTGGTCCTAAAATCCTGGGCAAAGGCCTTGTACGGTATTGCCAGCCTTGCATCACCAGCAACCCGCAGTACAGTGTTATTATCCTTGTCAAGTTGCCACCCATCTGAGCTGTAGTTAAATCCGGCAAACACTGCCTGGATGTCTCCATAACTCCATGTGCCAGGATCTGCCTCATTGTTGCTACGGCCATAACTACTTAAGTATAGGGATAAGTCCTGTGTCTCTGCTCCGATATCCATACTGCTCTCAGTGATAGTCAGGGCAATGGTCTTACGCACTGCTCCGCAGACAATGTCCAGTGTCAGTGCTCCCACGCTGTCTGCCCGGTATGTCCAGATTTGCCGTGTTCGGTCCACGGTAAGGGCAGCTACTTGCTTGCCGTTGGCAGACAAGGTTATGGCAGACGTCATGCTCACTGGGTTGTAGACCATGTACGGGATAACGATGGATGCATACTGCTCCGCTGTGCCTCCCCTGTAGGTGCTTGTTATGATTGGTGCATCCTCCCCGGCTACGGTGCAGATCAGCTCGTAATACAGCTCATTGGACTTAATCTCTACGCCATCCACAACTGCCGTAAAATACACCAACAGACTATGTGCTCCGTGGCTCTGGGCCGGGATGACATAGGACTGCTGGCGGCCGGATGCAGATACCTCTGCTGTGCCCAGCTCCGTACCGTCTACCACAAAGTGCATGGTTTTGACAACATTACCGACCGGAGTATAGGTGTAAGTGATAGGTCCGCTGTAAGGCACACTGGCATCAAAGGTAGATGATACGCTGACATCCACCACGGATACACTGTAGTTAATGGTCCGGCCATTGCCATATGCGTCGGTCACATTGACTTTGACCATGTTGGCGCCGGTGGACAGATATTTGCCAATATCCACGGTTACAGCGCCCTGGGCCACATCCTGGGTGGTCTTGACCAGACCATTGATTGTGACTTTGAGCGTGCCGTTGCCGGTCGGCAGGTCGTCCTCCAGAGACGTCCACGTAAGGCTGATAGCACACTCTGCCCCGGATGCGATAGACTTAGACAGCCAGCCGCTTGTATTTGATACGGTCAGCACGGCATTGTTACCGGTGCCGCCGCCTCCACCTCCGCCCGAAAACGGTCCCAATGGTCCCTCAATCACTTCATTGCCGCTGGTCAGAAATAGGTATCCATCCTCTAAATAAGCTCCGTCTATTTTGCCATCGAGCATCAGCTTTATAGCGTTCTGACTCTCATCCAGAGCACGGACGGAGTTGGTGACATCCGCGATATCCCCAGACAGGTTACTGGCGTTAGCCTCTAGCGTTTTTATGGACTGGGTATTGTCTGTGATGTTTTTGGTGTTGGTGGTGACTTTTCGTTCTACCGCCTCCAGATCCTGGTCAATCTGCGCAAGGACCTCATCTTTCATCTTGACAATATCCTGGTTGGCTGCCTGCAATCCCGCCTGCAGACCTGCAATATCACCCTGATTTTGCAATATGGCTTTCTCATCTGCTGTGATGTCGGCTGTATTTTTATCGATTGTCGCCTGGATCCGATCAATAATAATCTGCTGGGCCTCCTGATAGTTGTTGGATTCCTGCCGCAGGATCTCAATGTCTGCTGATGTTGCAATCAATATAACCTGTCCTGCAGCGTGACAATACCAGGCGTTGCCTGTATCCGTGGCAATCGCAAACTCACCGACCTGCAGTCTGGATGGGATAAACTGCTCTTCCAGCCCCCGTCTATTTCTGATTGCCATGATTAATCACCTGCCAGTCTATTCTGGTTGATATAGTCCTCAATTACTTTAATTGCTGCTTGCAGTTCCGGATCAACTGCATAAAAACTATCCCTTGCATTGCGGTCTGTTATATTTCCCTCTTCATTTGTTTCAACGTATGCACTGGATATTCTGCGTTCTCCGCTAATCACCTGAAACGACCTTAAAATTTTCATTTATCAGTTCCTCCATTTCCTTGTCATGCACTTCCAGTTCATGTTCAAATATATCCTGCAATTCCTTATCATAATTGTCTGGATCCATTTCGTCTTGTAACTCGCAATCCTCCAGTCGCAGATACTCATAATCCTTCTGCACTACTTTTATTTCCCAGGAAAACGGAAGGTTGGAGGTTCCTTTTACAACAAAAAAGGCAGAGGTTTTTTCCTCTACCCAAATGTCTCCCGCTCCCTCTTTCTGTAAAAATACTGAATAACCCGCACCTATATTAACCGTCTCATGGAAAATATCGTCTATGGATACATAGCATATGCCACCTTCATCAGTCCGGCCAGTTCCAATATCCCCAAAATATGGCGTTGGTGTTTCATAACAGTATAAAAGCCGATTACCATAGTTCTTTGTCTCTGCTATTCTGGATTTTTCTCCCCAGACTTCTAATTGATACGCTTTAACCTTTCCTGAAAAATCCGCAGCCACTCCGCTTAGAGAGCTGCATCTTATATCTCCAGTGTTCAATTTCTCTTGAATATAAACCGTAGGATTACTGGAAGATAGCGCCTTGACTGTTACGCCATCAGCCTGTACATATATGCTACTTAATTTCTCATTTGTGTCACTGCTCCCCATGTAAAGCTGAGTGTCTGTATTCATTTTCATGATAGGACGCCCTTTTTCTGCAGTTGCACTTGCCATGTCAATCCTGCCTTTGATAAAAGGATAACTCGTTATCATTTTTCCGTTGGCGACTGAAAATGCGTAGGTATAAATTTTCCCGCCTACATTTTCTGTCCCAACCAAGTTTATGGAGCCATCCTTTATAATTATCCCATCTTCATCCCAGCGGCCTATTACTGCATTCATTATGTCGCCTGTTGACGTTGTGGTACTTCTCAGGATTTCCATTATTCCTACTGATTTGCCATCTTTCTTTCCGAGTGTCAGAGTGCCACCGCTGGCCCAGTCAAAACTTATCCCAATGGCCGCTATGACATTGGCTACAATATTGGCATCTTTATCCATACCTCCTACATAGGTCTTGCCACCGTCACGGGATATAAAAAAACCGTCTATCGTCTTTTTGTACACAATTGTGCTATCAGACAACAGGGGTTTATCATGCATATAATTGATTGTGCTGCCATCAGATTGCATCTCTGATGTCTCATAGTACCCCATAGCATTGATTGCAAGGCTATTGAGCTGATTTACATAGTCGGCATACTCAGATAACTTTTGTTGGCTATCCTTCTTTATGTCCGACACGATTTTATTAATTTCGGCGTACCGGTCAGCACTGTGCCTGGCTGCCGGTTCCGCATCACAGGAGATGCTTGCATATCCACCCGTGCTGTATGTGATATTGGTCAGATAAGTATAATAACTATTGCCCTTGCGGTCCGTCACTACTGCAGCATCACCAGCTTCCCAGGACGGGTCCCCGATAGCCGACGCCTGAAATGGCCTGAACCGCATCCCCACAACACGCCCCGCCAGATACTCCGCTACATCTTTGGCCTTGCCAGCCTCGATCAGGGGATTGCCGGATACGTCCAAGACATATCCTTCGGCTCCGCAGAGGTAGGTCTCACCCTCTATCTTTTTTCCGGCTGTGTCCTCACTGTCGGCTGCAGTCACCCGGATACCGGTGATCACTACGTCCTCTGTGCTGACTGACAAGCTGCTGAAGCTATAGATATGGTGGTATAGCAGAGCATCCGTAAAGGTCCCGCCGTCTGCAGTATCGCCACTGGAGTAATCCGTAAAGTTGCCGCCGTCCAGGTTAGCGCCGGTTTGGTAACTGCTCTCTGTGGTCTCATCAAACACACCGCCATCAATAATCCCGTCAAAGGCTGCCGTATCAAACCACTTAAATTCCAGGCGACCATCCACGTTACACCGGGCGTAGCATCCGGCCAGCAGAGCACAGTAGGCAATAATGGCACGATAGGTTATGTTGGTGGTGTCCGTAAATGGGTTCTTATTTATCTGATACCGGAAGTTTGGGAACTCCCCATTGACCAGCAATACACCGCACTGAGTACAGCAATACTGCACTATGGATTGCAAAGTGGACGGGAAGCCTATGCCGCCGTCGTATGCCTGATCAAACTTGCTCATGTTGTCCAGGGCTTTGAGTGTGATCACGCCAGGGGTAGTCGTCGGGTCCGTGGCGTTAAACACGCCTTTTTTTAACCATTCTATTCTGTCATCCAAAGGCATCCCTACCCAGACGGTCAGCACAGCGTCGGTAAAATCGTAGTCTGAAAACGCATCAGCCCCATTAAAGACCATGATTGTAAGCTGATTGATAATTGCAGTACCCACCTCAAACTTACTTGTGCCGCTCACGCCGTCAGCAATCTTGATACCTCCTGCCATGAGGTTTGTCTTGTCAAAGTCCAGTACAGTGCCATTTTTGAGCAGGCATGACGCCCTGGCAACAAAGCGTCTTTTTTCATTCAGTGCCTGTTTATACTCTGGGCTTGTGTTTATCATGTCATCACCTCTCAATCAGATCCACTGCGGCGCTTCGATACCAAAAGATACCGTCTCCCAGGCGGCCTATCTGCTCTTTGCTCATGGTGCCCCGATATGTTGTAATTGTCATGTCTATTCCGTCATCCCGAAAAGTGACGGGGAAAAATCCTATAATGATCCCGGACTTAATTAGCACAATATCACTCTCTGGCATAATCCCCCATTTAATGGACACTGTCTTTTTTTGAGCTATGACCTCACCTGCCATTGTCCCATCCATGAGACGGCCTGTGTCAGATGACCAGATAATTTCATCATTTACAGATATGGATACAGGAGCCGGAAGAACTATGTCCCCGGCCCTTAAAATCTCTTTCAATATATACCACCTCTTATATCACCTTTACAGGATTATATCTCATATCAAGTCCATCCTGTATTGCCTGGACAGCCCTTGCCAGCAATTCTCCATCCAGATAAAATCCCATCTGCCCCAATGCTGTAACAATCCGCATCACAGCATTATTGACAATAGATTCCAGTTCTGCTTTACTGACGCCTCCAGAACCAGCCACAGCCCTGACTGCGGCATTGACCATTTCCTGCATCTTGTCTTCTGGAGCTACGATCTCACCATACCGTTTATTGTCACCAATCATTGCAAGCTGCGGCGTGTTGGCTTTCACATATCCGCCTTGTGCCAGATATGGAATCTGTGGTGCTGACCAGTAGGGAAGGTCAAAACCTATTGAGGAGAAACCTGTAAGGTCTTCCAGCCATCCCGGCAAATCTATGCTTATACTGTTCAGGGCGCCTGCAACTCCATTTACCATCACTTCGACAGCATACAGCAGTCCATTGATTAGTCCTATGACAATATTGATTGGGGATTTCACGATATCTACAAAGCCATTCCATACACCGGATAGTATGTTTTTTATACCATCCCATGCACGGCTCCAATCACCAGTAAACACCCCTGCCACAAAGTCGATGACACCTTTAAATACTTGCTTGATATCACTAACTATGTTCGTTATGTTCTTCAGGAGTCCATTTATTACTTTCCCGATAATTCCAAATTCTGTTGTCCAGTCATGAGTAAATACATTTTTCAGGAAATCCATAAATTCCTGGAATTTTTTCTTCACGAACTCCCACACTTCTTTTGCTTTGGCTGATATCTCATCCCAATTCTTTATGATGAGGACACCTATTGCAATTGCCGCTCCTATAGCTAATACTACTGGATTGAAGCCTGTAGACAACTTCTTTAAAATACCAATGAGACCTCCTGCTTTTGATATGGCCTGCCCAATCCCCGAAACAAATGTCGTTAGTTTCCAGGCCGCAAAAAAACTCGCGACAATGATAGCTATATTCTGTATAGTCTCCGGATTCTCCAGACACCAATCTGAAAACTTTTTAAGCAGATCAGTGATAATCTGCATTGCTGCGATAAACACATCACCTGCCCACTCTCCTAATGGTTTTAAAAGATTATCAAATAACCATTGTCCCAGAGGCTGTAAAGCTGTCAAAATTGCATTTAACGCTCCCAATGCTGCTGACAACATATCCAAAAAAGTTGGGACTGCTGTCTGTATTGCCCACCCCGCTATTGGAAGTAGCACGTTGTCCCAAAACCAGGCAAGGCCATCACCAACAGTCTCGGCAAACGGAGCAATAGCTTCCAGTAACGTCTGCACAGATGTTAATAATGGGCTAAAATCGAGCTCTCCTGCCCACTCAGCCGTAGAACTAATGATCTGCTTTATAGTGTCTAAAATTGTGTTGAATATATCAAATAGCGCCTGCACAATCGCGGTTCCTGTCTCGTTTTTATTCCATGCCTCATCCAACCCGGCTGCAATGTTTCCTACCAGATTAAAAATCCCCTGGAATATCTGTAAAATATTTGTAAGTACCAGCGTCCCAGAACCATTTGTCCACACATCAAGAAAACTTTTCCCAATGTCTTTTATCAACTGCCAAACATACCCCAGAGCCGTCTTCATGCTATTGATTGTGTTCTGTCCCTCTGCGGCCCATGCCTCTTTAAATGGGTCAAATATGCGTGCCAGAACGTTTTTAAATTTCTCTACCCAGGGTATCGTAGCCGCATCTAACAATGACGGGTCAATAGATGGCTGCACCAAAACAGGAGCGTTTGATAAAGTTTCATTACCAGTATCATCCCCTGTGTCCGTATTACTATTGTCATCAATCTTATTAATAGCGTCAAATCCCATAAGAGACCGCTGTAGTATCTCATTTGCTTTTGCAGCCCCTTTAACCGAATCTGCGGCCTTGTCAGATGCTGTGCCATATACCCCCATTGCATCCTTGGCATCAATTAGGCCTTGCGTAGCCTGATAGCTTTGCTGATATGTTTTGCCAAAAAGTTGACTGATAAATGACGCTACATAAGCGGATGCCTTTGCCAGAGCAGCCATAAGCGTATTTATAGCTGGCAATATTGCTTGATATATTGGAGTAAATGCGACCATCAAATTTGTCTTTATTTGCGCCAGAGAATTGCTGAACTGCTCATTTGTCATTAATGACTGAGAAAGAGATCGTGCCATTGCAGTGATGCCTTTGACGATCATTGGTAAGACAATCATCCATTTGAACATTTGCCGCATGGTACCGCCAAGTCCATTCTTGAAATAATCATTGTTTTTCTTAGCAGATTTTGCAGCACTCCCAAACAGGTGAAAACCCTTTGTTGTTTTACTTGCAGCTTTTGTTGTGGCGTTCATCAATTTAGGGAGACCTGCAAAACTTTTACTTGCGCTCCTGGCAGCGTCTTTAGAAATCGCACTTTCAGTTGGCATAACCTTCTTAAAAGCCGCATTTTCAGTTGGCATTCCCTTTATTTTCGTAGCGGACTGCATTTTGCTCTCCAGATTATTATATTTTAATCCAAGGGCATCCATTTTATTTATGAGCCGCACAATGCTGCTCTCTGTCTTTAAAATCTGCTCGTTGAGCTGATTCCTTTTCTTGTCGTTAAATGTAGCTTCATATTGTCTGCGCAGTTCTGCAAGCTTCTGTTTTTGTCCTCCGATTTTCGATTCAACAAGGTCCATCTCTTTTTCGATGGTTTCCATTTGGCTTTTTAGTACATCTGTATTTACCCCGACATTTGTTTTGGGTGCCATTGTTGGGGGAGCACGCGGAGTTTTTATACCTTTATCTGCCCTTTTAGGCATGACCACCTTCCTTGGTGCCCGTCCGGATGGCATTTTCACCTGTGTCATCTTTTTCAGCAGTGCGTCTATCTGTCTTGACAGATTATCCATTGTCTTTTTAAGATTTGAATTTAACAATTTCGTCATATCATTGACAAGTCTTGAAAGTTGTCCATCTAAACCGGACTTATTTACGGCATTCGCAATCTGTTTACCGATGCTTTCCGCGGCTTCCTTTATTTGCTTATCCAGGTCACCTTGCACTTCCATATCAAGCGATATCTTACCAATGCTTTCATTGGACATTCCAGTCCCTCCTTCCTATTTTGATATAAAGCATTAGCCAAATGCTCTTGCTAATGTTTCTTGAAGGCTTGATACCGCTTTCTCCATCTCTGCCTCTGTCATTTCCTCTTTCAGGCTGTGTTTGCTCCTCCAGTCATTCCGGATTCGATTTTCTTCAGGGGAAAAATGTTTCAAGATCTCTTTATTTTCCTCGCATCGGGTTGCTACAATCTTTCCCAGGGGCGTCTCAGGCATTAATCCCGACAAGAGCACGGTAAACTCCTTCCAGTCCATTTCTGTTTCGATCAAGCGGATGCCATACTGAGTAAGGAAGGAAGCTTCTATCAGCTCCCAGTCCTCTTCCAGATCATACCAGTGATTTACTTTTTTCCTTTATTCTTCGCCTCGTCTTTGGACATCTTCTCCACTTCCTCCAGTTCAACATCCCCGATCGCGGCCATTATCACATTTGCGATAGTAACAATCATCGGCATTGGAAGGTCCTGCTCATCAATGTAATCTGCGGCTTCTTTGCCAAGGGCGGTGGTGATGATTTTGTCCAGCTTCTCCACCTCATTCAGCTTCTTGTCATCAGAGATACCCTGAATATACAACACCGCACTCTTACCTGTGTTAATCTTATAGCTGTGTTCCTCATCAATCTTTACTGTCGGTTTTTCCTTCCCGCTCTTCATTCTCTCTGCAATATCGTAAAAACGTGCCATATTCTCCTCCTCATACTTCGGCTGCAGGGGTATATTCCGGTTTGCCATCCCCATGCATCGTAAATTCTAAAGGTGCAACATTAGTAGAATCACCACCACCAATATTTGTAACGTCAAGAACGCAGTCAAATTCCATTTTTGCGCCATCCGGAAATTCTATTGCTCCCTTCGTGGAGCAGTCAAGCCCATCCTTCATGGCTACTTCTGCGACATAGTCATTCCCGGGGTCACCTACACAACGCTTGCCTTTCATGTCAAAACTAAAGGATTTACCGGTCATTAAGTTACTGGCCCATCCACTCTTGTCCATAGACGTCCAATTCTCTACATTGCCCTCAATAGACAATCCGAAACTCTCCAGTTCCGCAATTTCCGCCATATCGGCAGCTTCACTTACTTTTCCCTTTGTCCCAATCTTAAATTTTAATTTATAGACTGGGAATACTCCTAAAAATGCCATACTCTATCCTTTCTTGTAGTAAACTACAAAATTGATTACAAACTCATAGTAACCTTTGCTATCTGTCCCCACGCCGACTGGTTCACTGGTCCGCATGTCAAACATAATAACTTCATTTCTGCCAATTGATCCATTCTGACCAAACAGGCAATCGTACACCTCCTGCGCCTTCTGCTCTGCCGGAGTGTAACTGGTCCCCCAGTGCACAAGGACCGATACAGCCTTTGTACCATACCTTGATTTCCCTAAACCTCCAATAGGTATACGAGGAGCTGGCCCCTGAGTAGGATATACGGTTATACTGTACTCTTCGTCCTCAAATCGTTTGCCAACGTACCATTGAGGGCAGTCAATCCTACTTTTCAAATAATCTTTTACTTCTTTCAGTATCATGTGACCAGCCCGCCTCCTAATTGTTTCAAGAATTTACCATATGTCTCCTTCACAAAGTGTCTCTTTTCGCCATCAATATAGGTCTGCATCCATAGGCCCCCTGCGTACTGGTTTTTATCCTGGCGGAAGTCATATTCAGGATGCCAATACAGCCTGCGGGCGTATGGCTCGTCAAAGATGATCTTTGCCACCATCTTCTTTACATCAATCTCTACAAAACCGCTTCGCTCCAGTTCTCCAGTATTTTTTGGTACCGTTTGCGACATCCTGATATCCGACAGCACAGCCTCCACTGTAAGCTCAAAAGCTTTCTGGGCAATCTCTTGCAACTTCCTAATCTTGTTCGGATACAAGGCAACCTTTACTTTTGTTCCCATCAGATCAACCTCAATTCCGTAAAATTTACAGTACCATCGGGATTCCTGGCCTTGTTTGCCTGGAAAATACCCCTCTTAACACCAAATATTGTAACCTTACCGCCAGAGATGACCGGCAACTCCGGGCAGATATCCCCCGGTAACATAGCCACCCCAGAAAGTTGTATCTGCTTACCTTCCGCCGTCAGTACAGTCTTTGCAGTATCCTGATAATTACATTTCAAATCTGCCTCAAATGCAGGGATAGGACCGCCGTCTTCGGTCAGCCCTTCCCGTACAATATAAATATGGATATCTGTATTGCAAAATCGTTTTGGTACCAAACATGGATATTTCATGGTATCACCTCGCTAACCGGCAGCATAGGCCCGTTTGGGATAAGAGTGCATAAATATCTTTTCGCATAGCCACGCCTTTATCTGTGTAAACATTCCATGACTGCGTAAACTGCATTGCGGTCCCATTAATGCTGTAGCTGCTCAAAACAGTCTCTATGACTTCCGCATTCTCATACTCAAAGTCAGCTTGTTCACAGATCACTTCCCGAATGACATCCTGTTGGAAGGCTGTCAGATTTGAAAATCCCTGGCCCACAATCCTATTGTAAGTCAGGGAATCTATATGCCGGCTTGCCTGTTTGAGGTACCGTTGGCACTCATCACTTTTTAACACGGTGCCTTGATACGTCTCAAAATAATATGTTTCATCCGCATAGGGCTTGTACATATCACTCACCGGCTCTCTTACTTGCTGGCTTCTTCTCCGCTTTGATTGTTTCCAGTTCCTTCTGGAGACCTGTCTTTTCCTCCTGCAGGTCCGTACATAACCTCTGCAGGCGTTCCACTTCTTTCACGGCCTGCATATGTTCATCATAGGGCACAGTTTTTCCTGCCCCGTAAGCAATCACCTCTCCATTATCATCTCTGATATCATAGCCGTCATTCTGGTACTGTGCTTTCATGCTCTCATCAATGGTGTATACCTTATTTCCTCTTTCTGCTGTCATATCATGCACCTGCCCCTTCTGCTTCTGCGTTGATGGCAATACCACAGGCCTTGCGCTCAATCAGGAAGGTATCTGTGTAGTAGCGGTTCTGGTATACATATTTGTCAGCCGTCCTGGAATCAGAACCCGGGGTAAACAGCTTCATGTAGGCATATTTATCACGGCTGATCACACAGGAAGGATGTACCAGAATCATATTAATCTGTTTACCGTCTGCAGCCGGTACGCATCCAGTAGTGAAGTCATACTTTGTCTTAAACCTTGCGGAAGGCACTGTTTTGATCGCCACATCATCCAGGCCATGTACACGGCGGTCAATCACCCCGGCAGCCCCGGCATTAATTGCCCTGGTAATTCCATCCGCACTTTTCAGGATTTTATTGATTGCAGACGTCACATACAGCACACGGCCTTCCTGCGGTACGGATTTGTCATCCATAATCGCCATCTGCTCGTCAAACCACTCCAGGATATTGGCTGCCGTCAATACCGTATTGTCAATAACCGCTCCCTGCCCTGCGTATGTTTTGGCTTCTGCATACAGCTTTGAGAATCTATAGCTATCCTTTTCCGGAATAGCCTGCTCCTCCTCAAATACATTCTGGATATTTGCCATCTCAGTGACAAGGTTAGTCTCGTCAATGTCCATCGGGTCAATCGGGATCTCAATATCCCTGTCATGGGTAAGTTTCTTCGGCTCCCAATCGTTGCTTACTGTTCCGGCATTGAACCCCATTGTATTACGATTGTGGTCTTTATACCCCGATACGGTCAATCTTGGGATTTTAATCGTCTGGGCATTCAAAAACTTGATGCCCTGGTTAGAGAGTGTAAGATCGTTAGATACCAGTTCTCTCGTGTACTTCTGCGCAAGCTCGCGCATGAATAATTCTGCATAATCATATACTGCCATAATTCTTTATCTCCTTATTTTTTATTGCCAAAAATAGCCGATAACTGGTCATTCTGGCTCGTCTGCTGTTGCTGTCCGGAAGCCCCTACCTGTACAAAACCCGTCTGCCCTGCCGGTGCAGGTTTTAAAGCCGGAACATCCTCCAGGACCTTATTTAAGGCCGTTTTCATAGCTTCATCGTTGATTTTCCCATCCTGTCCCATAGCCTGGCTTAAATCGGCCATTTTGAGGACATATGGGATAGTTTTTGCGTCAATCCCCAAGCCGACTGCCGCCATAGTGGCCGCTGCCTGTACCTGTGCCTGCTGTGCTGCTGCCTGGGCCTGCGCCGCCTGTGTCTGCAGTGCATTCACATCTGGCTGCTGTGCTGCCTTTTGCTCTTTAAACGTTGCAATGGCCTGTTCAACTTCCTGTTGGCTAAGTCCCTGCTGTTTAAAGTATGCCTTCAGGGCCGTGTCTTCTTTTGCGGACAAAGTGCCCTCCAGCATTGTCTGGATCTTATTGTAATCGATCTGCGGCGCTGTGGGTGGCTGTGCCCCTGCCTGCTGGGTCTGCTGGCCGTCTCCTGTTCCTCCGCCTCCTGCGGCCCCACCGTCTCCGGTCCCAGGCTCTGCAAAAAACTGTAAATCCATAGGTAATATACATCTAAATTTTTTAAACATGTAATTTCTCCTTTCCATTTTGAGGGTGTCACCCTACAATCCATTGTCATCGGTGTCACCGGCCACGCATCTTTTTCAGCCATATCGTGTTTGGGCATAAAAATAAGGCAGCTTCACCCCGCCGCCCAGAGGGAGATTCAGGATCACCGCCTTTCTATCTGCCCTTGCCTTTCTTACCACCTTTACATGCCATATCGCTCACCTCCTTTATTGCGCCGGCGCAAATAATTGGATACAAAAATACCACCTGCCATTTCTGACTGGTGGTATCATGATGCCCTGCATACTTTTTCTGGTATTTCTCCTTGTTCAATTACCCTGGCAAGTTTACTGTGTGCCAGAAGAGTATCCGCGCTGCCTATTGCTGATTCTTTTATGATTTCATATTCATGCCTGGGGTATTGTAATGACAACTTTATCTTACCATCCAGGTTGTCCATGCTGTCCCCGTATCCATATACCACATACTTATCAGTCTTTTCCAATAAGCTCATGCAGATTATCGGTCTCGCCATATTCCCCCGCCTCCTTTTCCAGTAATCCATTCCAATCATGCTTTAGTGTCGTTCTATCATGTGCTTCCCTATATGTTAAATTATACTTCATTTCAACTACGCTTTCAAGGTATTCGTGCTTCAAAAGCATAATATCCCTATCCAGATAATCCCCGTTTATAAGACGCTGCCACGCTACAGCCATATTATAATCCGCATCAAAGCGCCTTATGCCGTCATCCAAAATGTGTTTATTGAGAAAAACATGCTGTTTGATGCGTGCTATACTGTACTCTGTCCATCCAATACTCTTGGCAATGGCCCTAACATCATCATTTGTTGACCGCATAGCATCATAATAGCTTTCGGCTTCGTCATCACGGCGCAGTGTCCATTCTACAGTTCCCCTGTCATATTTTCCACCTGTGGACTTAAATAATTTTGGATTATCCGGAATACCTCTAGTCTTCTCTCTGCTGTAATCCCGTCTTAATTCCGGGTGTCTATCAAGATGTACCCTGAGTTCTTCCTGATATCTTCCAACCTTCTCATTCGCATAACTGACATTTTCCGGACTGAGGCTGCCCTCTGCCTTCCGTTTCCACTTTCTGATCTTGCGCTCAAGCGCCCTTTGCTGTTGCTCTGCATTATAAGTGCCTATGGCCTTATCCTTGTCTGGGATCTCTGGTGGTTTTGTGATGCCAGGAAAATATGTTGCAATCGTATGTCGGCAGTTTGGATGGAGCAGACCTGCTTTCATAGCATCGGACAAAAGCGGTATGCCCAGCTCCTTAGCCTCTTCAGGCGTCCCGTGACAAAATACATCATCTACAAGCACTTTTCCCTGCCAGGGCGCGCATAGGAGGCAGGTGTTGGCATGAGCGGATACGACTACTGTATGTATCCCCCACTCATCTCTCTTTTTTCCTTCCCCTAACAGTACCGCCCGCTGCGATGCGGTCCGTAAAGCCATTTCTGCGTAGCTGGCTATATTTACCCGACGGCCATTCCGATACTCTATACAATCAATACCAGCCGCCAGAAACTCTTTGGTCGCCATATCAACAGCCTGGTCAAGTGTCTTGGCCCCTGCAGCCATGTTCATTCCGGCCCGGTAAATGGTACGCCTATAAATATCGTCCATTCGACGCCACACAGCCTTTTGGGCCTCTCTCATATCATTTACGACTTGCCCTGACATATTATCTAGCTTCTTATCCTGCATAGCCTCAGGAAGAGGTTTTTCTTTTCCATCAGGGTGGAATGGCTCGCTGATTTCTTGGGGTTCCTGTCCTTCCACTTTCTTGTCAGGCGGTTCTGCCTTCTGCTCTTTCGGTGGTTCCAGCCGCTCCTCTGACTTTTCCACTGCCGGGACCTCTTTCTGGGGCTCTTGCTTTTCCTCTTTCTGTGGTTTTGCCTTTTCTGCTTCCTCCTGCATAACTTCTATCTTATTTCTATTTACACCGAAAAAATCCTGTTCAGCAGGTGGAGGTGTTGACAGCTTGTGGTGTGCAATACTTTTAGGGAATTTAACCCTCTTTCGCTTAGAAAATGTAGATTCTATCCTGTCCCAAATTCGGTTAAATAAATTCTGTCCACGATGGTAGTTATCTTCCAAGGCCTCATTTACAATCCGCTCCACTTCAGGACTTATCTCATCTACAATCTTCTTACTCTCTCTGCGGTATTTTTGTAAGTTTCGTAGCTTTGCCCTCTGCCACATTTCCCACCGAAACCCCTCTTCTTCCTCTTCCCGCTCATGGCGTTTCAGGTTACGGCGCAGGCTTCGTGCCAGATCAAGCTCCATCTCCTCAAATATACGCCGGAGATTATATGCATCATCCTCCCGCTTTTTATCAGACATTTTTACTCACCTGCTTTCGGTGGTTCTTCTTCCTTCTTTGAATCCTGAGGTGGCTCTTGTAGTGGTTCCTGTATTAATCCATCCAGTCCCGCAACACTGGGTTCATCTGTCTCCATAAGGCCCTGCTCTTTTTTCAGGCGGTCAATCTCTTCTTGTTTACAGTGTTCATCCAAAGAATCACCATAAAGCTCTTCTACGCACCTTTCAATGCTCATGATTCCCTGGGTCTTTGCCTTGCCTATGGTCTCTACCTGGCTTTCAAAGCTCGGGTTGGCGTATTCCCCAAATGGGATCTCCACCTTCACCTCCTCAAGCTGCTCCCGCATCAGGATATGGTAAGCGTTGATACAGGCAGACACCAGCTCCGGCAACGTCTCCTGCAGGGCCTCTATAATCGCATCACGGGTATATAGAGTGGCCTTCTCTTTTTCGCGCTGTGCCTCTGCGTTATCCAGCTTTTTGACATCAATCCCCAAAGTACTGGGAGAAATGACACCCTGTAGGCAGAGATCCAAGGCTGTCACGTAAGTCGCCAGATAGCTGTCATGGGGGATTACTGGCTGTACCGTCTCGATAATGTTTTTCTGCCCCTCCCTCATGTCCCCGTCCGCGGCATAATAACGACAGTCAAATGGGTTTGGCTTGATGAGCTGGCCCGTCGAGGGGTCATGCGGTACCAGGCACTCCGGGATGTATGTCTTTGCCCGGCCCGCCCGGAGCGCATCCATCCATTGGCTCCATGCCTCATCAAAGGCGTCGAAGCTATCTAACTTACCATCAAAAATAGAGCCTCCGCGGCCCTCATATTTTGTATTCTCGTATATCTGCAGCGGCACCGCCAGAATGACAGTTTTATCAAACACCACATCCTTGATGTTTTTTGTCGCATCAATAGCAGTAAGCGGAACCTCATTCTCACCCCGGTATAGATGATTGTTGATATATCCATATCCATAATGCTCGTGGAGCACGTACTGCTGGGTGCCCACTGTATAGGGCGTTTTAAACACAACTTCTTTGAGCCGTCCATGCTGCCACATGATTTCTATTTTTTCTCCCGGATACCACTCTAGGAGAGGATACTGGCTGACTTCTGTGTCAATCGTAATCTTGTATGCCCCATCACCAATGTACAGCACCTCTTTCAGGGACTTTTCAAATTTCTTACGGAATTTGTTGTCCTTTTCTATTTCCTCCCAGAGTTGCTTGTGTGTGTCCTTCTCAAACTCAAAATCATTCATGTCGGCCACGACAATGCTATTGAGTGTCCGTACGATCAGGCCGGGAAGGCCGGTATGAATCTTGCGCATATCCATTCCCGGGCTGCATCGGCTAGCCCAGAATTTTGTTTTATCCACATACTCTGGATTCTGCTGATACATTTGTTCTAGCTCATTTCCGTCACCACGGTACCAGATCCGGTTTCGGATTGCGGACAGTTCAAAGTCCATCACCTCATTGATCTGTATGGCATAAGGCTGTGCTGGCTGTACTTGTAACCAACTTCGCAATCCTTTCTTGATATTGTCACTCAATTTCTGTGTCCACCTCATTTCTCGTCCTCCTCAAAGCCGATCATCTGCCGATACGGGATCCATGCGTACTGATTGGCGTTAATCGTATGGTCATTGCGATCCTCCGGGATGTCCTTGTCCTCATCCCATGAGTACCGGTCAAGCTCCCCCAGATGCTCCGTGCAGATATCCGCTACCAGATAGCAGCCCTGCTGAATCCATCCAAGCTGCAGCTTGATACGGTCGATGATTTCCACTTTTTTGTATGCGTCTATAAAATTATGCAGGCTGCCGTGGATCCGCTTATATTTCCGCAGTTCTGTGATCGTTGCCTGGTCAGCGGAATCGACGAATACATCTTTCGCAAAGCCCCAGTCCTTCTGACAACGCTCCAGAAATTGTATAAATTTGACTGTCGTATCAGATGGGGCAAGCGGCTGATCCAGATCTGCATTGCTATATACCTTCTCATCCAGGGTTATCAGCTTTCTGTCTTCTGTGATGCCTTGAAAGATCATGGCGATCGTATCCGGTGACTTACTGGAGTAGGACGTATCCAAACCAACCGTAAACTTTTTGAACTTAATCTTCCCGGCTTTAACCTGTTGTTTTACCCATGCGGCCGTTACCACATGCTTTTTCCGATCGAAGTTCGGGAAGATCAGACCCGTTGCTTTACCGCGCAGGCCCTGAATTTTATTCTTCCAGATCTTTGTGCCCGGGGGTGTGTTCTGGATGATCCGATCCAGTTTTTCTTTGGGCAATCCTAAATTATGTGCAAAAGAAAAGAACCAATGTACCCATCCGGGTTTTGGTCCTTCTTTTAGTTCGTCTTTGATTTCCTGCGGCGTCTCGTTTTCCCATTCAGGGAGCGGCCGGGAACAGTTGATATACTCCTTGTACACATCCAGATTGGGGTCATCGGGATTTAGCGTGGCCATAAGATAGTCCGATCGCATAGCAGCCTCTCGGACAAACTCAATGTCAGCCGTGTTAATCTCATCAATATACAGGCAGCCATACTGCCCGCCCAGGGCGTCCTTCCACTTACTCTTATTTCCATAACCAACGACAAACACTATCTTGTCCCCAATAGAGGTGTGGAACAGGAGATGCGGCATCTTATATTCGCCAGAGCCATTGCCCTTGTACTCAACCAACACTCCAAAATCATCCAATATCCCAAGGTCTTTCTGGATGATATTCTTCTCTGCGGCTCCTGTGTCATCTGCGGCCAGTATATGCAGTTTCTTGGGGCTCTCGGCCACTTTCAGCATAAACTTAAACAGCCCAACCGTTGTCTTTCCTGCAGCCGTTGTTCCCTCCAAAAATTCCACGGGAGCGTTGCATTTCAGGAATGCCTTATACTTTTCTGATAGCATTAGCCTCTCATTGCTCATTATCCATCACCACCACGCATCTGCCGGATCAGGTCGTCCAGCTTTGTCTTCTCTGTGTCTAAGCTGCCGGAGATGTTGGTATCCTGCTTAGTGGTATATCCATACTTGCTCATCCACAGACCCGCAAGCTGTGAGGGAATCACCTGCAGCTCAAATTTCTTGCGGGCATCCACTTCGCATTCTTCCTTCATGCGCGTAACGATGTCCGAATACCCTTTCTTTTTCTCATAAGTATCATAAAACGCTGACCTCGGAATCTTTGCAAACACGCAAAATCCCTCAATTGTATATGTGATACTTCTTTTGAGTTTCTTACTAACAAACTCACTATTCTTTGAAGAGAAGTCATGGGTAAGAACCATCTGATTGTCGCAATCCTTTTTGTACGCCTCCCATGTCTCCGCCAGCTCTTCTGGTGCCTTAAACCTCAATCTCTTTCCCATGACTTCACCTCACTTTCCTGAACGCAAAAACACCCAGCCAGCATATCGCTAACCAGGTGTTTCTATATTTCTCGTCAGTATAACTATATCACACTTTGCCACTGACATCTTGGACATTTTGGACATCTTTTTTCAAGTAGTTCCAAAACTTCCTTGAAACCTGCCTTCCACTGTACCCAGTATATGCCCCGATTTCCTCCCAACTCAAATTATTGATAACTCTGAAGCGGATAATGTCACATTCCGGGCGGGGTGCACTGTTAATGTAATCATTTACTTTTTTCTCATCTTCAATCAATTTATTTTCATATAGAGCTATTTCTCTCCGTATCCTGTCACCTCTTTCGGCGTACCACTCTGAAAAGTTCTTCCCGCCGCTTCCTTTTGGCATATCGGAAATGATATTGCTCTTGTAGGGATTGAAGTCTTCGTGCCTGGCAAGCTCTATGTGCAGAGACCTAAGTTTATTTTCATCGTGCTGAACGCTGAATAATTCTTTTACTGTCATCCTGGCAACCTCATAATAATTCCATTGTTATTAAGTGACTTTTCAATATCTCCACGGACTTTTGAGATTATCCTTTCTCCATCAATTTTACAGTATGCAGATAACTCTTCTCGGAAAAATCTCTCACATTCTTGTATCTCATATCCGGCCCTGGACTTTTTCTCCTTATCCCTCTCTTTGTTATATCTTTTTAAAGCAGCTTTATAATCTTTGACAGCCTGCAATACAATCGAACTTACAAGATTTCCCACTCCTGTATCATCTATGGTGATCACCTCCCGTTAATCGCATCAGATATAATATCTTTCAGCATATCGTTCTGTTCCCTAAGGGCTTCATTCTGCAGCTTATATACATCCTGCAATTCATCGGTGGATTTTTTTAGTTTTATGTCAGCTATAATGCTGATAATCATAACAACGATAAAAACAATATACACACCCGTTAAAAATTTCTCCATTATTTTCGCTCCTTCCAGCTCCGGCACTCTTCACACCGCTGCTTACTGCTGACCAGTGTTCCCTTAATCATAGTTGCCTTTTGGCAGCCCGGATCCACGTACACGGCAATCTGTCCCACCTTCTGGCTATGTATACAGGTTTTATATTTTGGTTCATTCATGGCTTCTCCTCCTGTTATCAATTATCTAAATACACCTGTCTGGTAACAATATTTGCATCAAAGACCTGCTTACAAACCACCGCCCAAGGTGATCCGGGAAAGTTATGCTCTAAAAAGCTTTTTGCCTTGGTGATATTTTGGGCCTCAATAAATATCATGCTTGCAATTGTCCCTGCATCTTGCTGGTTTTTATGAAAATCATCTAAGTTAATTGCTATAAATTCCATCCTTTTTTCTCCTCTTTCTGGCTTTTGCCTCCTGTTTTTTATGCTGCCTATGCCAGCCCCGGCGCCACCGATCCAGGCGGCGCTGCAAGGCCAGTATGGCAACCAGTCTCTCATCCATTGTTTGCACCCTTTGCAGGCACGAATAAGTATCTAGTATCAACCTCAACCGCCAGAGCTGTACACTCCTCTTTCTCGGATATCTTGGAGACATCAAAGCCCAGGCTCTCCAAATATTCACAGGCCAGCTTCGCAGATTTCAGGCTTTTGACATTAATTATCAGGTTTTCATAATTACGCTTGATTTCATCATAGATCCTGTCTTTTTCATCCAACAGGCGCTCTTGCTCTGGCATAATGTCTTCTATGTCTCCATCTATCATCCTCTTGGAGACTCCTCCATTGTAATTCAATATCATTTCAATCATTCCGCCGACCGAGTAGCTGGAATGTCTCACTCTGATGTAATCCTCGTTATGATTGGCCCATTTGGTGTATACCTCGTATGCAGCACTTAAGTGTCCTTCAATAGATCGTGATACTTCCTCCAATCCAATTGTTTTATAAAGTGCTGCATCATGAGCCTTCACGGCCTCCTGGTACTGGTCGTAAATATTGCGTAAGGCTTCCTTTCTCTTACCTTCTAACCATCTCACAATTTCTCTCTTTGTCATTTGTTTATGCCCTCCTTTTCAATCCTCAGCAGTTCCTTTGTTACAGCCCTGGCTAAATCTTGATAAAACTCTGACTGCTGATATTTTTCATTGAGCCTATCCGATTCTGCCGTGTAAGCAGCCCAGAACTCATTACTGCCATCCGGTGAGCTGTACTGCTTAAACAGGTACCAAATATCCACGATAATCTGCCAGTAGTATCTTAACCTTTTCCGACTCATGGCAGCTCCTCAATCCGGATATAGATTCCCGGCACCTCTGCCCAAAATTTTTCCGCGACCTCAGAAGCTACCAGGGCATCATCCGCCCAAAATCCCACCAGGGTCATGCAGTCTTTAAGGAGCTTCTGCAAATTGTCCGTATCAGGCTTTGTGATACGATAGCTGCCGTCTTTGTGCCGTCCCCTGGGGAAGCACCACTTTGTGATCAACCGGACACCTTCTCTATACGGTCCCATGATCCTGTGTTTATACAGATGGCCTATCAGCTTTTCTTTGGCCGCCTTGACTTCTGGCGGATCATAGAACACCGGCTTGCCATTGATGACTGTCACTTTATGTTCCTGTGCCGTAACTGTCGGCGGTTCCATTGCCATAAAAAATTCAATTGTCATATTTATTTCACCTCTTTAAAGTGTTAAATCATCTTGTTTTTTGAATCTCGGCCTTGTCATCGGGGAGGGGGAAGGGAACGGGCGGGCTGTGCTTTAAGCCCGTCCATTCCTACCCCCGTGACCACGCGACTGCGGGGGAAATATTTACCCTTTAGGGTATAGGTTTCCCCGCCGCCAGCGGAAACCTTAATTTTCAGGTTTCCCCGCCACCACACATCACTTCGGCGGAAATCTGTTTTTAAGGTTTCCCCGCTAAATTTATCAATACGGCGGAATCCTTGATTTTAGATTTCCCCGCCATATATGCTATAATGGCGGAAACCTTAATTTTCAGGTTTCCCCGCGCATTGATCAGCGGGCTTTTTTTCTACCTTTCCATTTTCACAAGTGTATCCTCCATGCTCTTTTATCCGGTCACGAGCTGTTCTTTCAGAAATTCCAAGGTATTCAGCCACCTCCTTTACTGTTGGCGCCTCCCCAAAATTACTATCATTCACAGCCTCTTCTAACGCTTTTCTACGTTCTTGTTTTCGGTCTTTAGCATTCTTTTTTATCTTATCTGCACCCTTCTGCCATGCCGGTTTGTCATCGTCCGGCTGGATGTCTTTCAGGCTGCCTACATCGTCCAGCCTGTGCACCGGGTAATCAAACCATAGGTTTACCGGGTCAAACTTGGCAAACTCTCGCAGTGTCCCTTCTATCCTCCAGGCAGTCCGGTTTTTTACGTCCGTCTTAGCGGAATCTATCTGTCTCTGCAGCGTCTCCATCTGCCACTTATCCAGGTGTCCTTTACAGTAATCCATCATCTGCGTACTGCTCAACATATCATCCTGCGACAGATCATTTCCGTAGCTGCAGTGTGCATCCAGATACTGCTTACAGGCGGCACATATGGCCTTGTTTTCTTCCTGTTTCATAAGTGCTTCCGTAGGTTCCAATTCGATCAGATCCAGGAGCGCATCCGGATCACGTGCAAACACGCCTGATCCGCTGGCACGGTCCATGGATTTCTTGCCGCCCTGGCTGCCCTTACTGTGATGATGGCAGTAGATCGCTGCGCATCCCAGCTCCGTACAGACCTTATCAAACTGGTTACAAAAGTTCGCCATCTGGTCAGCGCTGTTCTCATCACCGGTTATGACCTTATAGATGGGGTCGATCACAATGGCTATGTAGTCCTTTTTCGCGGCTCTGCGGATAAGCTTTGGTGCCAGCTTGTCCATCGGCACAGACTTTCCTCTCAGGTTCCAGATATCAATATTGGACAGATTCGCTGGCTGGATGCCCATAGCCTCATATACATCCCGGAACCTGTGCAGGCAGCTTGCCCGGTCAAGTTCCAGGTTCACATACATGACACGTCCCTTTGTACACTGCCAATTCAGCCACTTACGGCCCTCGGCTATAGCGATACACATTTCTATCTGCAGAAAGGATTTCCCGGCCTTTGAGGGGCCTGCAATCAACATCTTATGGCCCTGCCGCAGTATCCCACTGATCAGGCACGGTGACAGCTCTGGAAGGTTATCCCAGACACCCTCCAGTCCTTCAGGTTCCGGCAGATCGTCATTAACACTTTCTATCCACTCATACCATTCGTTCCAGGATTCCTTTCCAATGTTCGTATCCACCAAAAACTGCTTCTTGCCGTCCCTTTCCACTCCCGGCATCCTGGACAGTCTGGAAGGGTTCCGGTTCTGGGTATCTACCTTAATGCCGTTCTTCTGGCATACATCATATAAGTAATCCACCCGTTTCCGGTACTCTGCATAGTCAGCGGCTTCCACCCGTACAATGGCGTGCAGGCTCTTTCTGCCGGAATGAACCAGGCAGGCGATCGGCAGCTCCAGCTCCCTGAATATGGCATTCTGCTTCTCTATCTCCATTCCATCTGATTCCACCAGAGCATACCGGAAGTCTGCAACGTTATCATTCTTAACCCCTTTGCCATCCAAAGGATTAAAGCGTATCCAGGCCCCACCGACAGGATCATAATCACCTATAACACTCCCTATATCTCCGTTACACTTAGACAGGGCCTCTATGAGCTGACCGGCTGTGCGGTCCCAGTTACCTTTGTCCTGCGGCACATATTTTCCCTTCTCATTCTGCCAGCTCCGTGTTACATACCCTACATTCTCCCCGGCTTCAAATAAAGTCTCCAGATATTTGATAAGCTGGCTGACCGGTTCCCAGTGCTTTGGTTCTCTGACCTCTTTTCCTTCGATCCAGTTTTTATCTACCACAACATGGCTGTCAAGCTGTATGGTATCGTTCCAGTCAAGTTCATGCCCCCGATCCGGTTCCCAACCATGTTCCATTGCCATCTGGACAATCGTGCCACCTGTTACAGGAGAGGCAGAGCCGTTAAAGCTGTTCCACTTACGCTCACACTCTCCTGCATGGTACCGGCTGATATCACGGCGGCTCCAGGCGTCCCAGTCACTGACAGAGTGCCCTTCATGTTTGAGCGCCATGCCAATGTTGACCCATTCCTGGTAGTCCAGGTCAGCAGGATTGATGTATTCAATTAATTCTAACAGGCTCGTCCTCTGCTCCATGATCAGTCTCCTTTATAGTCCTGTGGGTTGATATCTGCTGGTACTCTCCAACCGTTGGCTGCGATTCGGTCAATCATTTTCCGTGCTGTCTCAAATTGCCAGGTACCCACATGCTGGAACCCACGTCCTTCTAAAAAGCGTATCTGTTTCGGTGTTGTAAGCCCCTCTGTACGGCGCTTATCAAGACGTTCTAAAAGCTTCGTGGCTTTCCCGGCATTGTCTATCTCATCCGGAAGGATTCCCAGCTTCTCCAGGGTTGCTTTCTGTTTCTCAGATGGTGGGGCGCATTCCCACCCAAACGCCGGTACATATCCGGATAGATCTTCTGCCTGGATGGACATTTCAAACTGCAGCGGATCTACAAGCTTCTTTTTCCGTCGTTTCATCTCTGCAAGCTGTTTTGCCAGGGCTTCCTCACGCTGTGCCACAACATCACTTGCAGCTTTTTCCTCTGCTTCTTCGATATCTATAGGGCACCCCGCAGCTTCTTCTAAGTTCTCCGTCATCTTCTGGGCCACCTCTTCGTTGTCGCAGATCAGGCTGGCCGGATGGCATAACTCATGGCGTTCAGTGTGCCAGAGGAAGTCCAATAAAAGCAGGTGGTCCTTGCCTGGATGCAGCCTGGTACCCCTTCCTACCATCTGGCAGTACAGGCTCCTTACTTTTGTCGGTCTCAATACCACGATGCAACCCACACTGGGACAGTCCCATCCTTCTGTCAGCAGCATACTGTTGCACAATACGTTATAATGTCCCGCTTCAAAGTCTGACAGCACCTGTGCCCTGTCCTGGCTCTCCCCGTTCACTTCGGCAGCCTGGAATCCGTTTTCGTTCAGGATATCTCGGAACTTTTGGCTGGTCTTCACCAGCGGCAGGAAGACCACGGTTTTCTTGTCCATGCAGTATTTCTTCATTTCCTCGGCAATGCCATATAAGTATGGGTCTAATGCTGTACCCACGTCACTTGCCTTGAAGTCCCCGGCCTGGACGCCTACGCCGCTCATGTCAATTTTAAGCGGCAGTGTCAGCGCCTTGATAGGTGACAGGAATCCTTCCTTGATTGCTTTCGGGAGCGTATACTCATAAGCCAGGCTTTCAAATACCTGGCCCAGATCCCGCATGTCCCCGCGGTCTGGTGTAGCAGTCACCCCTAACACTCTCGCATCCGGAAAATGCTGCAGCACCCTCTGGTAACTGTCGGAAATGCAATGGTGAGCCTCATCAATGATGATGGTATTAAAGTAATCGGCCGGGAACTGTCCCAGCCGTTTCTCTCTCATTAATGTCTGCACAGAGCCGACCACGATACGGAACCAGCTCCCCTGACAGGATTCTTCCGCTTTTTCTACAGCGCATCCCAAACCAGTTGATTTATGTATCTTATCGGCAGCCTGCTCCAACAGCTCCCCGCGGTGTGCCAGGATAAGTACCCTGTCACCATGCCGCACGCAGTCCTCTGTCACTTTCGCAAACACGATAGTCTTACCACATCCTGTAGGAAGGACAAGCAGCGTCTTTTTCACGCCGCTGTCCCACTGTTCAAAGATAGATTCCCGCGCTTCCTGTTGATATGGTCTTAGATCCATTCCGCGCCTCCTTAGAATTTACCTGGTTCAAATTTCTTTGCTTCTTTGGGGTAAAGTTTTTCAATCTGGTTAAACTTTTTTGATGGGTCTTTTGTTCCAGGAACAATAGTGACTTTTGCACGTCCAGTCAGCCCCGGAAGAGCAGGCCAGTTCATTCTGAGCGGTTCCCCTTCCTTCTTCAGTCCCACACTGCGGAATAACTCAGATAACTTCCATTCCATTTTTGAGTGCAGTATGAAATTTTCGCGAATCGTTACCTCCCTGTCCCGGTCATGGATGATAAAAAATACTGTTGCCATGTTGCAAGGGGGAAGTTTCCCCTCTCCCTTTGACCTGCCACGTTCAAACTTTTCTATTGTAAAATTGTAATCCCCTTCAGGGACAGGCTCAAAGTCCTGCCCATCATCTGTAATTGTGTCATCCCATCCCAGTTCTTTTCCTTCTATTCCCATAGTTATCCTCCTTAAATTTCAAATGGAATTTCTTGTTTCTCTCTCATTTCTTTGATCATGTTAAAAACCTGTTCCCAGGCTGCCACCAGTACACCGGATATAAAATCTGGTGGATAGTCCCGTATCGGCATATCATTGGGGAAATACCCCCTTGCTGCCACAACATTCTGAATGTCCCACTCATCCACATGGTTTGTTTCCATAAGGTCGCGTAGTTCTTTAGGTATCTGTGGGTCTTGCGGTGGGAACAGTTTTTCTTTTGGCGGATCCGGTTCGTTCAACGGAAGGTTCATCTGCTGAGCTGTCTGTGCCGGAACACCTTCAGCAGTATTACTTTCAACATCCCTGAATTGTTCGTTGTACCTGGCGTTTGCCTGTGGTTCCGGCTGGCTTACTGGTGGTCCTGGCTGTGATGTCTGCTTTTGCACTGGCGCGGCCTCTCCAATGATATGGGCAATGGATTCATACTCAAACGGCACTTCTTCCGGCAAGCCATAACGGTTTTTTGCATCCCAACAGGGGTGATGTGCCGTATACATGACACGCCTGCCTCCCTGGGCCTTGTGCTTCTTGCCTTTATCATCAACGGCCACAGAAATGGTTTTGTAATTGGCAAACAGCAGCATGTCCGCCCACTCCTTGACCAATGGCGAGGTCTGGGAGGATGTTTTCTTGCCCAGTTTCAGCTCCCACCGGTCATACGCACCAAGTTCATCAGGCTGTTCAAACTTTCGGATTTGGGCATGGGCCGTAAGCACTACATGTATGCCCGCTTCTACAATCTCTGAGAGTTTATTTAAAAAACGTCCAAACTCTTCTTTGGTATAAACATATCCGTTGCCATAACCAAAATCTTCAATGCCTGATTTTTGATGTTTATTACAGATGGATTCCACACACATCTGTTCCGCCCAGTCAATCGTGTCAATAACCAGTGTCTTGCAGGTTTCAGGATGTGTCCTGACGTAATCAATCTGGTCAAGCAGCATCTGCCAGCTTGTGGCCTTGGGGAACCTGGCGACATCCATAGAACTGGTACTTCCCTCCGTGTCAATGAACACGGGGTCTGGGAACCGACTGGCAAAAGTAGATTTACCTATTCCTTCTGGACCGTACACCACCACTTTTTTTGCACACGGTATTTTCCCTTTGATAATCTCCATTTTAAAATGCACCTGCCTTCCATGATTTCTTTGGTTCGGGCGGTACCTCCTGCCCTACTACATACCCATCTTCAATGATTATGCTACACTCATCTCCTGTGCTGACTCTGGTAGCAATAGCCTGTAATCCCTCTGCTTCCAGCCACTGTCCAAACTCCTGCAGAGTATCCATGTCCATCTGCTCCAGTTTGTCCAGGAGCACAAATCCGCAGTTCGGATTCAGCTTCCTGACAATAGCCGTGGATACTTTCAGGCGGTCAGAACCAGACATGTTATCCCACTCCTGCTCCTTATATACCAGTTCTCCATCCCTGACGGATAATTCCGGAAGAGGCAGTTCCGCAGTGTCTAAAAGCTTCTTTTTCTTGTCCCTGGTCTCATCAATCTTTTTCGTAAGTTCGTTGTACTGGTTTCTGTAATGCAGAGCATCTTCCTCGGCCTTATCTTTGTCCAGGTTAGCCCGCACCTTGCGGTTGATCTCTTCAATATTAGATATGCTCTCTTCCAGTTCCGCTGTAGACTGGTCCTGCAGGTCTGCTACGGACATTTTGGCGATCTCAATGTCATTCTTGACCAATTCCAACGCCTGACGCTTTTCTTTCAGTGCTTCTTCCAGATCTGCAATGTCAGTATTTAAGCGCACACACTGATACTGGAGCGTTTCCAGATTATCCCGCTTTCTCTGGTTTTCACCATTCCGGGCAAGTATCTCCTGTTGCTGCTTGATCAGCTCTGTGGGTGATACCAGTTCCTTCGGGACGTCCGGATAAAAAGGCTGCTCTTTGGCATACTTCTCTTTCTGATCAGCAGTATGCCCAATATATAGACGCTCATTATAAAGCTCCTTTTCTTCCTTCTCCAAAGTATCTAATGTCCCCCCTACGCCAATGATCTGCAGGAGGGTCTGTGCTTTTTCTCGGCCAGAGGACTCCATAAACTTCGGCAGGTTCAAGGCCAGCTCCTCCACGAACTCATTTAAGAGCTGCTGTCCAGCCTTCTGCCCACTGGGATCCGTAACCTTTAAAGTACTGTTCTTGCCTTTACGCTCTACCACTAATCCATTGTTCATAACAATATGTAACGTTGGCGGTATCACGGAACCCTCGCGTGTTGCCTGTGACGGTTTGAACCGCTCCCCGCCCAGTGCCCAGGCAATGGAATCCAGCACAGAGGTCTTTCCCTGATTGTTTTTGCCGCCGATGATTGTCAGGCCATTCTGACTTGGTTCCACTTTTACAGCTCTGATACGCTTTACGTTCTCAATCTCCAGCTTATTTATCTTTAACGGCATTTTTTTGTCTCCTTTCTCACAACACAAATGGTGCTTTTAACGCGGTACACCTCCAGCATATCTCTCAGTTTTTTATAACTGAGGTAGGAATGTATCGTCTTTATCCGCTTTTTAAATTCCTCTTCCGTGTCGTATTCAAAAACCATGTTCTTCATGGTAGTTCCGATAAAAGCATTGATCGCGATAGTCTCGTCACTACCTTTATTGCCCGGCTTTTCCGGTAGATTTTTTACATTATATTTAATTTGCATCTCGTCTCCTCCGATATAGAGATAATCAAGGTTTTCGTAAGTTACTGTATCCATGAGGGTAAAACCATCCTCTCCCGGAAGCTCTGCATCCAGGCTGACCGTCTTGATCTGGCGTGATTGCTTTCTCATTTCGTTGCTGATCGCTGACCTCATGGCCTGACAGGCGATGGTATTAAACTTCCAATTTTGAAGCTGTGGCTCCCGGAACCATCTCTGTACTGACAGCAGGTACCGAAAGATCACTACGTCATACCATTCCGCCAGATCAAGGCCACGCTTCGCCAGATACAGTTCCACAATATAATGGTTAGCCTCGGCAAATGCCTGCTCCATCTGCGTAAGTGGTTGATTCTGGGCTCTCACATCCCATCACCTCACTTCATCGGGGGGGGCATCCTTCGGTAGTAACATTTCCAGTTCTGCTTCGGCATCTTCCAACCGATTCCTAAGTATGCCAATCAATAACTGTTGCATAAGCGCTTCTTGGCCATCATCCAGGTGACAATCATTTAAGTTGATATCAGGGCGGATACTACCTATAACCTTGATGTCAGCGCCGTGACCGATTTCCTCGATAGCGCTGCTGCATTTCCCTATAATCTTTCCCATACGCTCGATATCATGCATACACTTTGTGGCTCTGGTGATTAATTCTCTGTTCATCTTGACTTTCCTCCTGTCTTCCCTCTATAATGAGGGTGTGATAATTTATTGAGTCCCTGATTGCTTGCCGGCCTCAGGGGCTTTTCCAGTTTTTATAAGTTCGTACAATTCTTTGATGTCTTCATCTCCTGTCAGATATGCAAGGGCATATTTCAAGCGGCTGTCAGCATCCTCTAAATCGTTGTCCCACGTGTTTATTAGCATACTGTCTATGCATTCTCTTGTTTTATCTTTCATGGCTCATCCTCCTCCGGTATCTCCCGGCCCCAGCAGTCTCTGCAGTCCAGATTATTCGGACAATCAAAATAATTTTCGTATCCAAAATCATCTGGGCATATGCTACTGTAGGTTTTAAGAGTTTTCTCAAGCATTTCAGGGTGTTCTTCCATTAGTTTTTCTCTAAACGTCATAGTGTTTCCGTCTCCTCTCTTCCCAATCTCGTGCAACCTCGAAAGCCACCACCAGCAGTACAAAGATAAATATGTAGCACATAACCGCCTCCGGTGCATCCCGTGGCTGCCACCATCCTGTTAGGGTCGCCAGCGCTGTGCATAGGGCGGCATCTTTTATTGTGGTGTAGTGCATGAGCTTGTCCCTCCTTCCTCCATAACAGTTCTGTTACTCCATCCTATAATCTGTACAAGGTTCTCCGGGTGAAAATCCGGCGTGTACTTCCTCGCGTGACTGTCCTGTAACATTTTTCTATATTTGAGAAAATCCAAAAACACCAATACATTCACCAAAACAAGTTTTCCATCACGGATCACAGCATAGTCGTTATATCTTCCATTCTTAATTTCCTCCTCGATTTCACGGAGCCTATTATGCACAGTACCTTCACTTATATGAAATTCTTCGGCTAACTGCTTTTTATGCATGTATGGATATCCGCGGATTGATTCTGTATACATCTGCATGCAATCACCTCCTCTTGTTTTCTTTTGACACTCCCTTTATAATGTACTTACAGGCCCCGCCAGGCCGAGTAAAACAGAAGGAGAATCATAATTGAAGTTTGACGTTCATCCTCCAAAGATTAACATTGAGATTCCAAAATATGATGTTACAATGCCTAAATTTGATGTTCCTAAAATTGAACCTCCGGAACTATTATTTATGAAAACTAAATCAAGACTTCCGGGGTATGAAGATTCAGTTTTAGCAAAAATGGCTGATGATATAAAGTCATCTTACGAAAAACAATTAAATGAAATCTCAGCGACACTTAACGAACAGCTTGATATGGCAAAAGCAGAAACGGTTGCTGCTAAAAAAGAAGCTCTTATTTCAAAGACAATTGCCATCGTTTCTCTTATAGTTTCTATTGCTATTGGAATAGTCCAAATATTCTTATAAACAAAGATGTAACACTTATCAGCAAAGCACATATAGATATAACCTTTGCTTGTTTGCTCCACTTATGTGCTTTGCTCAAGTTGTCATCCCACGGCAAACCTTTCATCTTCCCACCTCCTCTATTTTCCATTGACACAACCATACGTTCGTTTTATAATAACTTTATCGAACATAAGTTTGTATTATTGACACTTAAACAGATAAGATAACTCCATCTTTGGAAACCACGAATCTCGAATAATAACACATTCTGTATACAACCATTGAGATTCTCCTTTAAATCGGGAACACACTGTGCTATATGACACATTAATTAATTTAGCCACATCACTCCTTGTTTTTCCGATTCTTTTCATTTCTGCTTCAAGGTTATTGCATTTTATCGCAAGCAACTTTATCATCTCCTTTACTTTATTGCGGTACGCCGCAATTTCTAGCTATATATTATTGCATCGCATCGCAATTGTCAATAGTTTTTTGCAATATTTCGCAACTAATTATTTACATTCTGCGAAAATTGCGGTATTATTTAGCTAAAGATATAAAAAGGAGTGGTGATATGGAACGTGCGAAAATTTTAAGAAGATTAATGGAAGAACAAGGATTAAAAGTTTCTGATATAGTTAAACGCTCGGGTATTGCTTATTCTACTGTAAAATCGATATTAGAAAATGGCATAGAAAAAACGAGCTACGTCAATGTCTGCAAGATTTGCGAAGCGCTCGGAATTACCACAGACCAGCTAGAGCAAATGGCTAGAAGCGAAAGGGAAACCAAAAAAGAACCATCTTATAATGATGTAGAACGCCTCATAGCAAGAAATGGAAAGCAAATGTCCAAAGAACAGAAATTACGCCTAATACAACTTTTGTCCGAAATAGTAGAATAATACTGGAGGACAAGAATGAACCCCGAAAAATTACATCAAAAAGTCTGGGAGGTTTGTAGAGACTGTAATATTAAGAATTTTCCGTTTGATTGTATCTCCGTATTGGAACATTACGGATTTCGAGTTTTCACATATGAGAAAGCTAAATGTATACACCCTGAGTTGTATTCTCTCTGTCGTGAAATGTCAGATGATGCCTTTTCGGAAAAGGCATTAAAGATTATATTGTATAACGATAAAATATGTAGGCAGAGAATACGTTTCTCTTTAATGCATGAATTGGGTCATTTTGTTTTGGAGCATGACACGGATTCAGAAGATGCCGAACAAGAGGCTAATGCCTTTGCTGCCAATCTATTGGCCCCTGAAGCCATCATAAAATATCAGGGACTCTATAACGCTCCGATTCTGAGCAATTATTTTGGCATTTCTATTGCTGCCGCTAATCACACTATAATGAGAACAAGATGTTGGTCGTATTGGAATATTGATAGGTATGAAGCAAATCTTTTAGCTTATTTATACCCTAAATCTTCCAGGCTTCAATTCGATGAAGAGGGCAATGTATCCTGTGTCAGATTAGGCGCTACACATTATTTAGTTTCTTGATTAATTTGCTTCGGCGTTTTAATAAATAAATTCTAAAAGGGGGAATTAATATGGCGTTAATTAAATGTCCTGAATGCGGGAAAGAGTTCTCTGACAAGGCACCTGCATGTCCAAATTGTGGATATCCAATCGAATACGTGGTTCCGGAAAGTAAAAACATCAAAAACGATGATGAACCTCTCCCCAAAAAACAAAGTACATTAAATAGGCTTTTGTATGGCGACGGTCCAACTAATAAGAGTCTTAGTGAGGCTCTTAAAGAGGAATACCCCACCGGACAAACGCCATCCACAAAAAATTCTGGATTCAAATGCCCTAAATGCAAAGGACACAATATTGATTTATGGTCTAATGATGCTAACATGAAAGAATTTCAACGCACTGGGCTGAATCTTAATCCATTACATCCTCTTACACCATTAAAAACAAAAACTATAAAAAAAGAGAAAAAATCAGCAGCAAAAATCGGTTTAGGCTTAATGACAGGAGGAATGTCTTTATTGGCAACTGGAGTTAATAAAAAAGCTCACAATGAGTATTATTGTAGGGACTGCGGTCATAAATGGATTGGAAAATAAAGAAACCGGCCCCTGGCGGCAACCAGGAACCGGTAAAATATCTCCGGAGAGATACTACAAAATCTAGCAACTATATTGTACCATCTCCGGTGACAGTCTGCAAGAGACAGGCTGTCTTTTTTGCACCCAAATTTAAGGAGGTATACAATATGTGGGTAGAAGAAATAAAAAATGGGAAATTTAGAATGGTTGAACGATACACTGATTATATGACTGGAAAAACAAAAAAAGTCTCTGTCACTATGGAAAAGAATACTGCACAGGCTCGAAAGATAGCAGCCAAAGCACTCAGCCAAAAAATTGATAAAGCATTGTGCACACAACAACATAATACAACCACACTATCAGTGCTGGTTCAAAAATATAGAGAAGACCAGATGAAGACAGTAAAGGTTTCCACTTACAAACGGAATTATCATGCCTGCAATACACTTATGGGAATATTAGGGGAAAATACTATCGTTGAAAGGATGACCGCTAAGTACATCCATGACAAGTTTCTGGAAACTGGCAAGGATCCGGGCACATTAAATGAGCACCTTACCAGATTAAAAGCGCTGATCAGATGGGGTTACAAGAATGAATTGCTCTCTGATATAACATTTCTTGACAAGATTGAACCGTTTAAGGATATCCCTCATAAAGTAAAGATACAAGACAAATATCTTGAAAACGATGAATTAAAGATATTATTAGACGGCATGGATGATACAGTCTGGAGGCTTCTAACGGAATTACTGGTATTATCAGGATTACGTTTCGGCGAAGCTGCAGCCTTAAAAAAAAGTGATGTCGATTTTGAACATCATGTAATCCGTATTACTAAAACATTTGATTCTGTCAACGAGCTTGTTACAGCCCCTAAAAGCACATGTTCGATCCGGGATGTGTATATTCAAGAAGAGTTAAACACGGTATGCAAAGAACTGAATACTGAAATGTTAAAACGCCGATTAATGAACGGTATTAAGAACTCACCATTGTTTCTCTTTGATGCTCAGGGGGGTCACATTCATTATTATGCATATAACAAATATTTAAAAGAAAATTCTTTACGTCTGATCGGTAGGAAGATTACGCCACATGCACTCAGACACACGCACGCTTCCCTGCTCCTTGAAAACGGTGTAAGCATAGATACTATATCAAGGCGCCTTGGACATGAGAACAGTAAGGTAACAAAGGAAATATATCTGCATGTTACAGAGAAATTAAAAGAGAAAGATAATGAGAAGATAGCTCATATAAATATTTTGTAATTTGCCCCTTTTTTGCCCCATTTTCATTTTTTCATAAACAAAAAAGTGCCAGAACCCATTGTAAAATAAGGATTCCAACACTTTGGTGTACTGCGGATAACAGGACTTGAACCTGCACGTCGTAGACACCAGAACCTAAATCTGGCGCGTCTGCCAATTCCGCCATATCCGCATATATTGAAAAAAAATAGGAACAAGCCCTTGCTTGTTCCAGTGAAGCATCGGGGATTCGAACCCCGGACAACTTGATTAAAAGTCATGTTACCTAACTGCCCTGGAACCGCATAAATGCTGGATTTTTTTAATGTATCTGAGTCAAAATTGAGACATTATGATTTTATATTATTTTCCAAACTTTGTCAATGGTGAATTTATCCAGTTGACAAACAGAATGTATGTTCGTATAATTAAAGCATACAGCAAACAAATGTTCTGTTTTTATCAGAAAGAAGGTGGCTCGCATGAAAGATATAATCTTTGAGAATCACGATGCCTACTTATTATATAATGCGGCATTGGAGAAGAACCCTGAGTTACCCGCACACGGCAGCATATCCGTACAGTATGCCCTGTACCTATATTACAAGGCATATCCAGAAGAACGCCCCATAGGATATAGATACAAACGACATATGTTGGCGTAATGTCGAAAACTGTCCACAATTATCTATTGCTCTAATCCCAATTATGTTGTATCATTTATTTGCAACCAGAGGTATGAATATTCTTTTTCGTCGTGGAACGGCCGGCACTGTAATGGTGTTGGTCGTTTTGCGTATCAGCTTGCTTCCTGCTCCGCATTAAATTTCTTATCATTTATTGACCTTATCGGTATTTTATAGCAGGCTTATCTCATATTATAAATAGAACTTAATGGTTCGCTCTTCTCTTTTTTATGGCCGGCATTATAATGGTGTCGGCCGTTTTGTACTTGACATCAGAGCTTCCAAGCGTTATTATTGAAAAACTGGTAATACTTCCACCATTTCCTTCTTTGTCTGAGAGGCTATACTTTATGTATAGTCTCTTTATTTATGGCCACTAAAAAGGCCCCGGCGGGAGACCCGGAGCCTTACAGCGTTTTACAGTGGCACTCTGTGCGTTGATAGTTACAGTAGTGCTCCTGTTTTATCAGTATAGCACATCTTACCAGACTTGTCCACGTAGTAGACATTGCCGCCTGTCCTTACCAGCTCATCCGCCGTCATCGCTCCATTGGCTTTCAGATAGTACCAGTTATTCTTCCACTCAATCCAACCGGTTTTCATCCAGCCTGTGGCGTCAAAAAAGAACCACACGCCCCCGATTTTCTCCCAGTCATTTTTCACATATCCGCCGTCTGCATGGCGGTACCACCAGCGGCCATCCCTTACCTGTATCCAATTGTTCTGCTTCAGGAATACTTTCACAGCAGCTTTTGTCTTTTCCCCGACACATCCATCTGGATCAGCACCCACAAGGCGCTGTACGCGGATAGTCTGTGCCTCTGTATCTGGGCCAAAGTCACCATCTTCATTCACATTGCTGCCAAATACATTTAATGTTTTCTGCCATTCACTGACTGCGTTCCCTGTGTCTCCTTTTGACAGCCATCCTTTTGTATTAACTGCAGGAGTGCTGCCAGACAGAGCGTTACCGGTAATACCGGCAACAATGGCATTTGCCATTTTATCCGCTGTATACTTTGAGGCATCGTCTGCATTATCACAAAAACAGCACTCAACCAACAGGGCCGGGCTTGATGTGCGCCGCAGCACATAGAGACTGGAATTAGTCTTCACCCCGCCGCCTCTCTTGATATACCCTAATTCACCAATCCTGTCAGCAATCCTCTGGGCGTATGGTTCTGCCGCTGTGCCCCAGTTGTAAACAAATACTTCTGTTCCCTGTGCCTGTCCATTGAAGCAATTAAAGTGGATGGATACGTCCAGATCCACGGCGTGAGCATTGCATTTTGCCACGATTGCGGCCAGGTTTCCGCTTACACTGCCAGAATCCTCGTCAGTACAGTCATATACTGTGTGACCTGCCGAGCGGAGCTTACTGATTACTAGGTCTTTTACCTTCCGGTCCTCAACGGTTTCAGAAAATATACCGGAAGCTCCAGGGGCTTTAAAGTTATGTCCTGCATGTACATTAATTTTCATAGATTACTCCTTCCTGCCAGCGTTGCGCCGGCGCAAAAAGAGGACGATCACTCGCCCTCTGTCCCCTTATCTCTCAACTGCAGTAACACTTCTTTTAACTTATCCGGTACCGGTATAAACTCCGCTGCGTTTTCCAACAGGCTTAATGCTTCGTTAGCAATATAAAACATAATGACTACTTCCCGGAGCGGCACCTTGCCCCCCATAAGTCCCTGAATCGCATAGGACACGGCAATCACGATAAACATAACTATCTTTTTCAGCAGCCCCTTAAACCCGATTTCAGATGACAGCAGCTTGTTGTAAATAGCTTTGATGCAGCCAGTTATGTAGTCCAAAACTGCCAGGAATACGATTGTTTTCAGCAGCACGTCCCATCCGCCCAGCCAGTAAGCCAGGAATCCACCAATCACGCCACCGGCTACACTGATCCAGTTAAATAATCTCTCCATTCTCTTCATTTACCTCATCTCTTTCTTTGACTTTTCGCATAATAAAGAACCGTCTCCGGTCCTGCTCTGATCTCGTTGTGTTTATCCACGTCATCATTCCTCAGCCAGATCCTCCATGCCCGAGTCCACAAGGATCTCTTTCACCTTCACCTTCAGCAGACGCGGAACCTGCTCATAAGTTTTCTTTCCCAGCATGATCTGCTGCGCCCATAACATTGCCATCATTTCTTTACCGTCCTTTCCTGTTATCATAATCATGAGATTGGTTAATAAGTTACACATAGACCGCCTCCGACATTTCCAGCAGGCATTCTGTCAGAATCTGGATTGTTTCTGCCTGTTCCTGCACCTGTTCCTCAAGGCTTTTGGGTTGTGATGGCGTGTAGTCCAGATATCTTTCCGGATTGCTCTCTACGCCCTCTCTGGTTATGTTATCCGTGGAATCACGGAACTGGTTGAAATCATATTCCCAGTAGGCGTCCTTGGTTGTGTGTGTCTCTCCAAACTCGTCCACCTGGGAGCTTTCATCAGTTACCTCCTGACCGTTAAGACAGATCGTCACATCTACCATGCCCTGATCAAGCGGCTGCCAGCGTACTGCCGGCTGCTCTGTTGTGAATCTTGCTTTCAATGCTTACCCTCCTTTTCGCGTATTTCATCAGTTGCTCTATTCCATACTTCTTTTTGAAGTGATCGGAATCTGAATTTTTGAACCAGCCGAAATATGAAATGCAGCGGTACGCCAGATCTAGTGCTATCTCCATGCGCCGCTGCACCTGTTTCCTCAATCTCAGATATGCCCGTCTTGCCCGGAGGAATATGCTCCGGCGGACTTCTGTGTGGTCCCTATAAATTTTGTAGCCCATCATATCAATGCAATCACCGTGATGCTTTCCGTCTTTGCCGATATAATCAACCTGGAACAGTTTCCAGTTCGGTTTTATCTCCAGTTCCAACTCCTCTTTGAAAAATTGGATCAGCATGAGCATGGCCTTTTTGACGTCTGCCTTTCGCGGTCCCAGAATCAGGATATCATCCATATAAAAGATGATTTTATAGAACAGTCTTGTCCGTTTCTCCTGTCCGCGCCGTTTCTGCACCTTAAAGAGTTTCTGTTGTGCGTAGTGATAGGCAAAACTGAGGTAATAATTGCATAGCCACTGGCTCAGGTATGAACCAATGGACAGCCCTTGCTTGTATGAGCCGATCAGCGTCTCCACTAAATAAAGCAGGTCATCATTTTTGACCTGCTTTCTCAGAAACCTCATGAGTTTTCTTGTGTTAATGGACGGATAACAGTGCCGCACATCAGCCTTGGCTCCTGCCCTCGTTTTGTCCGGATTCTTCCGGATCCATCTCTCTATTGCATTCTTGCCGTATACCTGGCCGCGGCCTGGTACGCTGGCACATTGATATTTTCCTATCTTTCTTTCAAATAATTCTTTCAGAGCATTGACCGCTACATAGTTGTATATCTGCTGTTTGATGCTCTCCACGCCTATCTCCCTGAGCTTTCCGGAATTTCCGTCATATCTCATGGAGTAGGATATTGCAGAAAATGACACGTTTCTTGTGTCTATCTCCTGCGCCATCTCCGCTGCAGCTTTCTCTATCAGCGGAGTTGCGACGCTCCTGTCTGCTTTGATCTGTCTGTGCAACTCACGTTTTGTCGTGTTTGCTGTGTAGCCTGCCAGGAACCCGGCTACATCCAACCGGCTCCATTTATCTGACAGGCACTCCCGTATAGCTGCCTTTATCCATTCGGCATCCAGGCGTATATTTTTACAGTATCTTTTCAAGACTGTTTGTCCTCGTTTCTTGATAAAGTGGTTTTCGGTTTTTCTACTCACCCCACCCATGACCTACTGCATCATGAGTCCGTGTGCCAGGCTCCTGTGCTCCCAGTCACACGGTTTGGCTACAATCAAATTTCGGGATATGCCCCACGCACCCGCTTTCCGGTGGCTCCGTTCCTACAGAGCGAAATGTAACGCTGAATTTCAAATATTTTCAAGAAAATCCGGAGACGATATTCCAGTTCGTGTTCGACCAGCCATTGTTCGCATTTAGAATCCAGAGGCCAGCATTCGCGCCATTGTTCAAATTGCCCAGCGCAAGCCAACAGGAAAACCGCTCAGAAAGCGTAACAAGTCCGTTATATTGTTATGAGGGGAAGCCCCCTCTGTCAGGCTGCCGCCTGCCATTCACCCCTGGTGCCATTTGGCGAAACGCCGGAGACGATATACCAGTTCGTGCTCGACCAGCCATAGTACGCACGAAGAATCCAGAGGCCAGCAACCGCGCCAAGGTTCAAACTGCCCAGCGCAAGCCACTCCCTCTGGCCGGATGTTCCCGTATCTGTATAAAGCCCGTCAGCAAAGCCTGTGGTAGATCCAGCCCCCGTTCCTGTCGGAATCATAATCCCCAGATCCGTGTCTGTGGTTTCTTCGGTTATATATCTCCAACTTGCCTCGGTATATGGCACCTGTGCTATTGCTTTCTTGTAGCTTGCGCGTACCGTTGCAATGGTACTGGACAGCGTGCTGGCATCCTGGCACACATACACATCTCTGGCCGGGTTTCCATCCTCGCCTGTTACAATATCCGTTACCACATTGCCCAGCACCTCATAAGCTCCCACGCCGGTCTCAATACCCTGAATTTTAAAGGCGTATTTCCCATTGGTATTGTTGCCCAGGGAGCCATCCGATCCGGCCACCTCATCTGTGGATCCGGAACGCCAGGGCATGGTAGAGATACAGGTTGTAAGTGTCGTATCAAAAGCCTCCGGAGCATCTACATAAATGGCAGCATTTACATCATCCACATCCTCAATTTTCAGTATCTTCACACTGTATGCCAGATTGTGCATATATGCATAATATCTATCATTGTTTGTGGCTTCGCCCATTTCTCCAATGGAAACATATGATCCGACCACATAGGATGCCGCCTGTGACTTTGTGAGGATCACTCTGGTCACGCCGGTTCCTTCCACCAGGTTCATGTACTGCGCGGTGTAGCTTGTACATCCGGCCATGATACTCTGGCTGTGTGTGGTGCCGTATTTAATAATCATCATCAGCTGCCTATAGAATAAATCCCAGCTCGTTGTACCGCAGTAATGTCCGCCCAGTTTGTGCATGTAGACGATCATGCCGGTGTAGCTGACCGGGTTCTTTGCTTCCTCAGCCTGGCACCCGTTAGCCGGAGCCAGTCCCTTTGATGAGTATGGTGCACCCTCAATGTCTCCTGCTACATACTTCGCGTGGATCATGAACGGGCTGAGTGTTCCATCCGGGTTAATGGACTCTTTCATAGGGTGCGGCGTTAGTTCCGTCTGGCTGTCAGAATAGTGGTACAGGACTGCCTCCGCCGTGTCCTCGATGCCGAACCATGCGCTCATTGTAACCTCTCCGACCTGTACCTTGCCGTACTTGGTAAATCCAATCTGGCCCTCCAGAGCATCTATATGGTTGAAACCATTCTCGTCTACAGAAAAATTACAAGTGAAGTGATGGAACAGGCCGTACCGTTCGTAATCATCCCGGCCTTTTTGTCTGCCCACAGATGGCTCACAGACCATTCCCTCATTGGCGTTCATCTTCACGCCCACCGGACTGGTTGATGTTGCGTATTTATAGATTTTCGTGGTAAATACCAGCCCATTTCTGCGGAGGGCAAAATAATTGGAAAGAGCCTGCTCCACTCCGCCACCCGCCTCTTTGATGGCATCAATCTGGGCTCTCCCAATCGTCTCTATATTTTTGATTGACTCTGCGGCGGTTGCCTGGACATTCTGTACCTGCGCGGTGCCCTCTGCCTGTACTCTGGATACCTGGGTGTCTCCGGCTGTGTTTACACGCTGAGTCTGGGTATTTCCAGCCGTATTTACGCGCTCTGTTTGTGACTGACCAAGATTACCAATATCTGCAAGGGCCTGCTGTACTGTAAGGTCAAAATCATTTACCATCTTCCTCATTTCAGCAATGTCTTCATCTGTCGCGATTAGTTTGATTTTATTCGGCCCATGACAGTACCGCATCAAACCTGTATCCGTAGATATAGCCAGCTCACCGACACTCATTCTTTCAGGGATAAAGTCCTTTTCAAGCCCTATCCTCATTGTAATTGCCATTTACCGTGCCTCCTTCCATTCTTCAAAATTCCCGCCGTTTATATCAAATTCAGTTTCATAAATGATATTGCTACCGGAAAACAGTCGGATTTTATTTCCTGCAATAGCGATGCCGTCAGCCTTTCCATCAAGCTTTGTTATAACCTGCTCATACACACCCGGGGTAGGAACCTGTGTTTCGTATCCCTCTCCATAACCAGATGGGCTGATTTCCATCGGTGCCTCATTTGCTGTTACTAATTTGCCACAACATACTGATACATAACCAATCCCCTTCCTATCTAAAAATTCCCACGGAACATAACATTCATCATGATCCATGAGGATGAGTTTTCTTTTATCAGCTCTGCGGAATATAGCTGTCTTCGAGCCGGACCATTCATCTGTCATGAATTCAAAACGTGCCCTGAGATAATCATGGCTATTTGCAACTACCGTAAATTTATCCGTTCTGCTTATTTTCTGGTTTTCCACTCGGAATGTTATTACCGGTTCCATCCTTCACCACCTCATTTCCCAATAATCCATTTGCTTCCATATATTTAATTGCATAGTCCTTATTGTTATTCTTCAATAGTTTATTTTCAACGCTATCCAATATGTACGGTAACAATTCCATCGGTACATTATTGCTCCTCATAAGGGAAATGGCATGACTGGATATTTCGTTTTGGATAATATCCATCATCATTCCAATAGGTACCACTACCGGCTTTTTATTCAGTTCTTTTTCTTCCATTACATATCCTTCCTGATAATCATTTCTTCTGGTTCCACATCTTCATAAATCGGAGGTTTTGCCAGTTCTACGGCAGCCATTTTTTCTTCTGTTGTATATTCATATACGGCAACATCTTCCTCTAGCCTCATAAGATTTACTGGCATTACTACTGCATACAGCTCCTGTATCGCTTTGATCAAGTACGGTATTAGTCCGACATAATTAACTCCAAGCAATCCGTTGTCGTCTTCACTGACCAATTCTGGAATAATTTGTCGGAGTTGCTGTGCAATAATTCCAGCACCAACATGTTTTCCATTGGTCAGCCAATCGAAAGATTTAATCTCAATGCTGTTAATTACGCTTAACATGTCTTCCGTGTCTGTTATATTGTCTTTTAACCTGGCATCAGACTGGTTCGTAATACTGTTACCGTGCATGTTCAGGTCGGTGTAAAGATGTGAGCCAGATGGTGTAGCGCTAAGATAGGTGGCGTTATTGTCACGTTTGGTCACCGAAAAATTATCAGTCATGAATCCAGATGCGATTGACCACGACTTTAGGATCCCGCCACTACCCAACATGATATTATAACCACGAGTATCTAACTTTGTTCCCAAATTCAGATAACCGGCAGCATAGTTATCAAGGTCTTTATTTGAATATAAGAGTTTGGCTGTATACGCCGTAGCCCCTTCGTTCATGGAAGCCCATGCCATATAAGTACCCCCGGGTTCCAAGTCAAATACAAGACCGGTATACTCTTCGCTTATCACATGTCTGTTTGCGCCTATGGAGCCTACTTCCGTACCCCTGTAAAAGACGTGTATTTTCCCACCATTGATTTTGGCGGTGGCTGTATCTGTTCTTGTTGTGAAGGAGCCGTTTTCTATGACAATTCCGTCGCTCCCGAATCGTCCTATTTCCTGATCTGATTTATCTCTTACCTGTAAAAGCCCATTAGTATCATTGAGTCCGCCAAGGACCAATGTTCCCCCTCTTGCATAGGTCATATTTATATAGACTTTACCGTCTTTCAGGTATATTCCCTGATCCTCTCCGTTATTTGTCAGAGTATCAAAGATTATCTCCTGTGTAAGATTTGATACATCAACCACTATGGATACTGTTTGCTGGTCCATTTCAGTTTGTGTGCCACCCGCCGCATATAAAACACACTTCAAAGCAGTAGCTGTAGCTGTAGGCACATATCCCTTGCTAGTTTCGTCTGTTTCAGATGTATATCTGGTTTCCCATGTTTCTCCGTCTATACTTTCGGAAACTACGAATCGGCCATAATACGGCGTTCTTTCAGAGCTATCCCCATCACGATAATATGCGCTGAAAGTAACGGATGTAGGTGATATACGTCCATCTTGGCCTCTTTTAATAATCACGGTTGATGCATTAATAAAATATGTTCTTCCGGCAACTCCCGGTTCGCCTTTGTCGCCCTCAATCTTTTTCCATGTATAAGTAGAAAATACAGAAGAATCAGCTTCAGTAAAATCCACATAAGTGCCCATCCAGGCTCCAGGTGTCTCTCCATTGTTCGCTGTAAATGTTTTTCCATCATTGGAGTATTTGATATGCAAGTACGGTGTCAGCCCATCTTCACCTTTCGTCCCCGGCGTTCCTTTTTCTCCCTGCGGCCCTTGTGCGCCGTCATCTCCAAGTATCTTTGCCCATACATAGCTCGTATAAGAGCTGGGGGCTGTATTGGTTTCTGTGATCGCTGTGCCCATGTAAACAGCTCCATTAGGACTTGTGGTCATTGGATTCCCATTTGCATTTTTAGAAAATCTCACAAAAAAATAAGACGATTTCCCAGAAGGACCAACAGGCCCTTGAATGCCCTGTTCTCCTTTATCGCCCTTATCGCCTTTTATCAGAGACCACATATAATCTGCCGGATTATTACTTTCTGCCGCTGTAGCTTTGTTGTATGCAAGCCCGATATATGCTTTCCCTTCTGGGCTATCACTCATTCCGCTGCCTGAACTGTTATCAGCATATTTCACCCATGTGTAATATGTCTTCCCATCTGCCCCTTTAGGGCCAGATATCCCCGTGTCTCCTTTCTCGCCTTTAACAAGGGACCATGTGTAATCAGCATAATTATTACTCTCTGTTGCGGTCTCCTTATTATAAGCCAGTCCAATGTAAGCTTTACCTGTAGGCGAATCACTCATGCCGCTTGAAGGAGTGTCTGCGTACTTCAGCCAGGTATAATACTGTTTTCCGTCTGTTCCTTTCGGCCCCTGTACACCCTGCGGCCCTTGAACTTTGACCCAGGCGTAATCTGAAAACACCAAACTATCGGCCTGAGTAAAGTCTACATATTGCCCCATCCATTTGCCCGGAGTTTCACCGGCATTGCCAGTAAATGTGCTACCGTCATCAGAATACTTGATATGCAGATAGGAAGTCTTTCCGTCTATACCATTTTTACCGGGGATTCCGTTCGCCCCGTCTTTTCCATCGGCGCCTTCTATTTTCACCCAGTTATATACCGCCGGTTCCCTTGAATCTGTTGCTGAAAAATCAACGTAAGTTCCGATATAGGCATCCGGTTCCTTTGTCATCTGGGATGCTGTAGGATTATCAATCGGAGCATACATGACATGGAAATAGCTTGTTCTTCCGTCTGTACCGTCCCCGCCATCTTTCCCCGGGATTCCCTGGGGGCCTTGCTCCCCTTGTCTACCCTGTTTATTCTTTGAGATACTAAACCGCTTTGTGGCGGTTATTTCCATGTATTTAACTGTAAAATCGACATATCCGGTGTCCGTTGTCATGTTTGTTACGCTATACTTTCTGGTATCAACGTTCCATGTACCAACAACACCAGCACTCTTTGATACAGTAATAGGTATATCGGCAGATATATCCGTCTGCCCCCATAACACATATACCGTAGTGTCACACCCTGTATACTTCCCGTTATTACCGTCGGAGTCCGTAGGAACTACATGAGCATCGTTTTCAAGCTGGATATTTAATGCCCTCATTTTCTCTGCTTCCTGCAGAGCTTTGTTTGCTGCGATATTTGCTTCCTCGATTGCCTTTGTTACCGACTTGCCGCCGATACGGACAGAGTCGCCAGATATTACAACCTCCTTTGTGTCCATATCTACCAGGAAAATCACATTCCCATCTTTATCTTTCACGGATATGCGGCCGGTATCAATCCATGAGGCATTTACTCCTATAGTAGTCAATATCCTTACAATCACGTCACCGTCAACCGTCATCCCACCATTCCATGTTTTACCACCATCCGTAGATACGCCCCAAGCCTCTGCATTCATTTTCCAGACAATATTTGAATCTGCAAGCTTTGGCCTGTCATGCATGTAAAAGATTTTGCCACCAGACTCCGCTGTCTCTACCGTTGTATAAAGCCCAGAGGACGAAGCCAATCGGTTGCTTAACTCTTCCAGGGCCTTCTCTCGTTCTGTCCTCTCCTTGCGGATCTGTTTCCTTAATTCTACATATGCCTGTGTTGCCGCCGAATATCTTGTGGCTTTATTTCTGGCCGGTGTCTGCGCGTCGCAAGTTACTGTCTGATAATTTCCGGAAGAGAAAACCGTATTTGTTACCAGAAACTTATATGTCTTACATTTCCGGTCAGTGAAGAAACCCACGTCACCCGCTTCTACTGTCGGATCACTCAGACATGAAAAAGAAAGAGGCCTGAAGCGCAGCCCAATCAATCGACTTCTTAAGTACGACGCAACCTCCTGGCCTCTCCCCGGCGGTATAAACCTGTTTTCTTCTATTGACAGCACATATCCTTCTGTCCCCGTGAGATATGGTATGATCTCATCCTTATCAGCATCCGGTGAATACTCTTTTACTGCAACGCCTGTAATAATAACATCGTCTGTGGATATCTCAGGGTTTGTATAAGATATAAAGTGATGGGTTGAAAGGAAATCTTGGAATGTCCCGCCATTGTACGAATCTCCTTGGCTCCACGGATTGAATTTACCGCCATCCGCAGCGTCTCCCGTTTCGTATTTAGGCGTGCCGGGATCAAAGGTACCTCCTTCAAGATTGTCTTCCAGGATGCTTGTCTGGAACCATTTAATTTCCAGTTTCCCCTCAGCATTACACCGGGCGAAACAACCGGAAATCTGTGCGCACCAATTAAGCACCTGCCGGAAAGTCAGGGCTTCGTCGGATGGCCTTTCCTGGACGGTATATGTGTGGTTTGGAAACTCGAATGTGTTCAGTGCTACCCCGCATACTGTACACACATCTCTGACTATGGTCCCTATGGTGGCCGGGTACACTAATTTACTTTCTTTGTACGACTTATCAAGCTTTGACATGTTGTCCAGACATTCAAGCGTGATCAGAGAACCGTTATATGATGTTTCGTCTACAGTATATTCTCCCTTTTTCACATACTCTTCTGTTTCATCCGGCAGGATGAGGCCAACGCGGACATTTTTTACTACGGCGTCTGTGAAATCATACTCCGTATACTCATCATATATATTATTTAAGGTAAATGTTAATTTATTTGTGATAACCGCACCGATATCAAATTTTCCCGGATTAGAAACAGCATCATCTATTTTAAAACTATCCGACCATAGATTTGTATTGTCTACATATAATTCTGTATTATCAGATAGAAGAATTTTACACTCTATAATATAATCTCTATTATCATTATTAAGCTCTTTGATAAAATCCACTGATACTTTCTGCATTTTTTTACCTCTCTATTATGTCGAAGCTCAAAGTAGAATATCTTTCTCTACCTTTTGCCCACCATTTTACATCAGCTTGCATATCTCCTGTGTAGAATGTTTTTGTAACATCTCCACCATCGAGCGGGTCCCAATACGTCACGTTGACATATTCGGGGTCAAATGCCACAAGTATTTCATGTATTTCTATTTTAGTAAGACAGGACCATGTAAGCGATAACGCTCTTTTCTTTGCTACTCTATTTTTATGCATGACAGCATCGTCTGTTCTCCCTGCCTGGCTTGAACTTACATCTTGCTTCTTCCATTTAAAACCGGAAGGGCATTTGAATGCCCGTCCGTCAACTAAAATCAGCTCATCCATATGCCCCTCCTATACTGTATCAAGTACCATAAATCTTCCATTATATTTCTCTTCACCTTTTTTCAGTGAACGATATAGAGTTTCTTCCCCGCATTTCATCGTAAATTCAATATATACAGGGTTATCAGTATCAGATTTCCCCAAGAATCCAGATGCGTTAAAAGCATCCATTACAGCCTTAAACACTCCCGATTCAATACCTTCAACAATCTGTCCATTATTCGCTACTGCTGACCGGCTTCCCATTTTACCAACTAACTCTGGTCCGTTTTCCCTTGCAATAAACATCTCTCCCATACCAGGGAATCCACCATTGGCATACCAACTGAGATTAAACTTCGGTGTAGAAAAACTCATACCACCAATGGAGTGTTTCCTCCATGTAGTGCTAATATGTGGCATTGGTATATGGATAGACGAAAACCCATTTGCAAATGATGATATAGCGTTTTTGCCTATGTCATACAGGCCACCAAGCCCAGAAGAAATAAGCTGAGGGATGCTGGACACAGAACGCTGAAGTAAATTTTTACTTGATTCAAATCCGCTATTTATTCCGGTTATTACGTCTGAGCCTTTACTTTTAACCCTGGACGCCACGTTGCCAATAGACGAAAATACATTGTCTTTGAGTGTCGCTACTTTTGATAGCAGCCCGCTCTGTTTGCTATTCTCATATCCATTTTTAACACCCTCTATGATGTCCTTACCTTTGTTCGTGACAGCGGATTTGATATTGCCTATTTTGGTATTCACATATCCACCAATCTTTGACACTACATTACCAAGTGACATATCCTTGACGGATTCCCACCCGTTCTTGATGCCCTCTATTGCTGCAGAACCTTTCTCTTTGACCCATGCCTTAGCATCTCCTGCTTTGTCTTTCACATACTTGCCAACAGCACTCACCGTCTTACCAAGCTTTGATTCCTTCACAGACTCCCAGCCATTCTTTAATCCCTCGATTGCGTCTTTACCTTTCTGCTTCAGCCACTCTTTCGCATTGCCAAGAGCTTCCTTGATCTTGCCTGGAAGGTCCTTAAACCATGCTATAACGCTCGTAACACTATCTGCAAGACCGCCGAGCATACCTGCCATCAATTGTGACCCGATATCTGCAAACACTTTACTCGGGCTATGGATACCAAATAACTCCTTCACCTTGTTGACGATAGGGTCAACCAAATTTTCCTTCAGCCACTTGCCTATCTCTTTTACTCCACTCAGTATACCTTCCAGGAGTCCCTGTACAATCGCTAGTCCTAACTCGCCTATCTTCTCGAGTATGCTTCCCCAGTCTGTCTTTGTAAAGAAGTCCAAAACAGCCTTTATAATCGTCTTGCCGAGTTCCTTCCAGTTAATACCCTGTACAAGCCCGATTAGGAAGTCTAAAATGCCCTTTACGGCATCTGAAAGGGTCTTCCATACGTCCTCCCACTTGATTCCAGTGATTGCATTGCTTACACCTGTTGCGATCTCTTTACCGAGTGTCTTCCAGTCGAATGTCTTGATGAACTTCTTGAGCATTGACAGTGCAGAGTTTACAACCTCAGCCAAGCCATCACCGATGGATGGTAGGTCTATTTCCTTCACTGCTGTGTTCAGTCCATTAGCCAGGTCTTTTGCAAGCTTATTCAATTTAGTCTTCTTAACTGTCTCTCTTATCGTGGACACTACGCCTGATACTGCCCTTCCAAGTGATGTACCAGCTTTCTTGAAGTCTGCGGCTTTGATAGCTCCATTCAGCATATCACCTATGGACTGACCTAGCTCTTTCCACTTGAACTCCGTTACTGCTGTGTAGAAGAACTCAAGCTTCGCATTGAAATACTCTGTGATGGTCTTACCTATTTTCTCCCACTCTGCATTAGCAATGAATTTGTTGAGTGCATCTATCAATCCGGATGCCACGTTGTGTACCGTTTCTTTGATAAGGCCCCAATCAAGCTTATTAATTGCACCATTTATACCATTGCTTACAGCGATACCAAGAGATCCCCAGTGGAAGTTTTTAGCGAATGTGTTTGCCGCTTCAAATACTGTGTTCACACCTTTTGATAATGCGGCACCTACCAGCTTCCAATCTACTGCCTCTATGAAGCCGTTTAAGAACGTTGCAACGCTTTTAGCGACCTTATTCAGCGTGTTCCTTATATTGTCCCACGGTATGCTTTCTAATGCCTTATTCAGCTTGTTCCCAACGATTTTGCCTATCTCCGTGAAGTCCGCGTTACGCCATGCCTCTTTAACCTTATTGGCAAAATCACTAATGCTATTGAGGATAGGAACTTCCTCGAACATATCAGCGGGTGTAAGCCCTGCCAGATCCTCTGCCTCCGTATCATTTGAACCTGACTGGTCATCGAGCTTATTAATCTGATCAAATCCAAGTAGTGTCTTCTGTAGCTTCTGGTTCTCTTTGTTTGCCTTCTTAGCCTGGTCTGCATTATTATTCAGACTTGCGGTGTAATCCTGGTTGACTTTCTTCGCTGCTGTGAATGTCTTTTGCCCTGTTAATGATGCAAATAACATTCCAAGGGCAGAAACGGCCTGTATGACCTTCTGGATCAGCGCATTCAGCAGTGGTGCGACCGCATTTAAGATAGGGGCAAATGCCGTTGCAAGAGCATTCTTGAGCTGTGTAAGAGATGACATTAGCAAAGACAGACTTGCATTTGTCTGACTACTGTACTGTGCCAGGTTCTGCATCCCTTCTTTAGCTCCATTCAAAGCTCCACGGATTATAAAAGACGCAAACATGAATCTTGCTGTCATGCCCAGTGTCCTGAATATACCACCCATACGCCGGCCGGTCTGACCAGTTCTCTTCATGGAATTGTTCAGTCGGTTAATATGAGGTACGCCTGTTGCAAATTTTTGTATGAGAGCAGCAAAAGCGCCACCCGTCTTTTTTATTACAGGTGTTATCTTTGATAGCACAGAACGAAAACCGCTGAAAATCTTTGCCATTCCACCCCAGCCTTTAGAGCCAATAGCTTTGAATAAATTTCCGAACTGCTTTGGAATAGAAACGGTTCTCTCAATATCTCCGCCTGAACTTATCATGCTATCACGCCGCTTTTGGTATCTCGACAAAGTTCCAAGTGCTTTCTCTATGTCATACTCGACAGATTTCCATGCACGGCTCTCTTTATCTGTACCGAGGCTCTCCATTTTGGCTAATTTTGCATAATACTTTTCCAACGCGACTTCTGTCTTTTCTATACTGTTTTCAACTTCTTGGAACTCATCAGTATATTTCTTAATGTTTGAATTTAACTGGAATTCTTTTGTTTTCCCTTTAATACCGCTGGTCATAGCAGACGTAGCTTTTTTGATGCCTGCCTGCATTTCCTTAATCTTTTTCATCGCCCCAGAGCCACCAAATCCTGCCAATGGATTCTTAAACTTTTTCAAATCCTTGTCCATTGATTCAGTCGCATTCTTTGTCACAGACTTGGCTTCATTCAAAACTTTCTTATAAGGTTCTGCCGTTCCTCTGATTTCAACTTTTAATGTTTCCAGCACATCTCCCACACTCTCACCTCCTTCCTGAAAAATAAAAAGCAGAGCTATCTACCCTGCCGCCTACGTCTGTTAAATTCTGCTACATATTGCCTACGCTTTTCTTTGTAATCTTCAAGCGCTTTCTGTTCCTTCTGCTTCTCATACCAGTTTTTCTCATCGGCAAACAGGCCAGGGTAATACTCCCACGGATGCGGGATATCCTGCTTTTCTTCCCTAAATATATATCTGGAATTGACTTCCGTCATAATGAAATCATGCTGTATCTTCCATTTAATGTCATTCTTTTCTTTCCGATAATATTTTTCCATAAGATCATGAATTTCATATGGCGAATACTCCCAGAATTCTCTCGGTAGTATCTCGCAGTCAAGTGCTCGTTCATATAATTCCTGCAGGCCGTCAGTAATTGTTATTACAGCAGCTCGTCCACATCTTGCAGGCTCTTCATCATTGATTCCGCCTGCTTTTCGGTGAAAAAACCCGACACTGCCAGCGTAGGCATTACAACGCCTGTGTAAAATTCCATCTGATTGCCACCCTCTTCTGTCCAGCAATCATATAGACTCTTTACGTCATCATAATCAATGCCGTGTTCCCACGGCGACATTGCCGCCTGAATCACTGTCAGCATAACAGACAATGGGGGGATTCCATCTCCTGCCACCAGGTTCAGAATATTCTGCCGATATTTGTTCTCCAACTTCTCAATCAATCTGGTAATAAGTTTCAGCTTATACTCTCTTTCTCCTACCTTCCAGTAGTGAAAAGGCCGTCTTTTGGGCTTTCTTTCCACAATGGCAACAACATTTTCTCCACGCTCTTCGTCTCTGATCTCCTGGTCCATATCTTCATCAATTCCGCCTAAATTTCCCATGTTTTTCTACCTCCTTATGCTCCTGGCGTCACACCAGGGTCTGTATATTTCAAATCGCTCTGTACTATCATTGTCAAATCAAATTCAATGGCACCATTTACTCCACCACCGGTGCGCTTCACTGTTACCTGGGCGTCATACTCTATGGTAGTGCCATCTATTGCCTTATCTTGGAACGTTAAGACTTCATGTGTCTCCTGGGCTTTCCGCATTACCCTATACGGTGAATCCGGTTTTGTGTTATTATATACGAATTTGTACGTCATTTCTGGAAGGTCACCAATGCCCATTTCGTATACTTTATGCGCATCAGTCAGACAGGTGTTATCAACCTTCTCAGGCTCGACACCGATTTCAGGGATTTCCTTCAATCCGGGAAGGTCCGTAAACGTAGAGCCGTCTTTTTCCTTAAATCCAAGTTTTGCACCATTCGCTAACATCTTTCACTCTCCTTTTCTAATTCGGCCAATAGACATAGTCAGATTCTATGTCGATGATAGCCTCATACCTCATAACTTTATGTTTCAATCCGGACGGATCCGGGGCATCCTGGCAGGCGGTACGGACAAGACCAAGAGCTGATAATGATTTGTCAGTATCCAACGCCGCCTGTGACGTGGACCGATTATGCCAGATATCTACCCGGTATCTTACATATGACTTGCACTCTCCTTCATTTGTGTGCTCATACACTTTGTTATCTTCCTCCGTGTACTGCACAGCGGGGAGTTCTGCCCAGTCTTTCGGGTACTGGTCGGTCACATTTTCAAATACAGCATCCAAAGCCGCAAACACCTGGTCTTTTACATTTTTCATAGCTGTTTTTTTATCTCCTCTCCAATCAACCTTACAATCTCTTTTTCATTGTCTTTCAGGGCCGGATACATGAAGGGCATCGCTGGCTGCCCTTCTGTGTAGCGAAATGTCTTCTCATACTCAAGATATCCGTCAAGGTGATGCGTATACCGTGGCATATGATAAAAGTCTGCGGTTTCCTTGTCAATCTCATTTCCGCCGCTTCCTTCTGGTATCCACCAAGGTGACTGTGTATAGGCCACTGCGATATCAGGCGATATACCCTCATGATGTGCTTGGCCTTTTGGACCTGTTCCAAATTCTACGTAAGGGGCATACTTTTTATTGGTGTAGCATATCCCTACTACATCGTCTGTACTGCTTTTTAACGATGTATAAACGCTTTCTTTTAATTCTCCGCTGGACAATTTGAAACCATTACAATTTGCTTTCGCTGCCTCCTGTACCAGGGAAATCCCTTTTTCTATTCCAGCCCTAAGTTCTACTTTTGATAATTTATCAAAATGCTTATTCAGGTCAGCAACGCCTATAATCATCTTTTTTCCACCTCCAATGTTAGATATGTGTAAGGATAGATAGAAACTATCTGATAGTCCGGCTCCTGATCCACTGCAGCATAGATACAGATTCCGTCTCCCGCCGCAATCTCAGGCCCGTTGTCGAGCTGATAACTGACTTTTCCATTCATCCCTGGCACTTCCTTGTATTTTCCCTGGAGCCGCAGGTTGCGGATATTTGGCAGACGGTTCCCATACATTTCAGCCTGCATTTTCCCTCCGCCTGTCCACATTTCCGCTGTGATAGTCTCAGCAGGGCCGTATTCTGTATAACTGCCGCCCTCCGAGTCTCTCGCAAGGATAGCCTTCCGGTGCTGATACTCAGTCAGTCTGTTCTGTTTTAATCTCATGAGCCTTTCCTCCTATCCGGGCAAGCCTGTAACGATTCATGAGGTCATAGACTTGCTTCGGGGCATTATCGAAGCTATATGTCTCTCCTGCCCCACTACGGCTGTTTTCGCCCTCTGTTCCTCTACGGTTCAGGGCAATGACAGCCAGGTCCCTAACCGCCTTATCCAGGCCAGATACAAGCCTTGTTCGGTTCGTATATGACAGAACAAAAGCCTCCGCCTCCTCCAACAGAAGAAAGAGCAACGCTTCGTCACTCTCTCCTGTCAGCATTTTTAATTTTTCTATGTCTGTCAATCAGATCACATCCTTAACCATTTGTAATTAGGCGTGCCATCGGAATTGTTTTCGGATCAAATTTAATATCCCAATTTGCCTTTGCAAAAAGCTGGGCATCCGTCGGGGACTGGGTCCAACCAGAAGACGGGACCTTAAAGCTAAATCCGTTTGGATGTAAAGTCTCCCGCATCCTGGTGATGAGTTCATCCTGGCCGCCGTTCTTTTTAGCTTCACGGTTAGTCTCCACGGGCACGTCCACACGCCCCTTGGCCGTCCTTATGACACCAGCCCCGAACAGATAGGTAGTGTACTTTTTAAGGTCTTTGTTCGCCCCCTCTCCTCCAACAGCTTCGCATGGTACACCATCATCAATGATCACCGTATATCCGTTGGCAGAGCCCATGTTCATGGGACGCTGGATGCCATTCGCATCCGTATACTTCCAATATTCCAGAAGCTGCTTATTTTCTAATGTTTTTGCCACATTGGAATGCATAATAGCAAGACCGAACTGGTCTTTGTGATCTCCACACGCCAATGTAGCAAGGTCATTTAAGTCCGTCTCCTCAATAACCCTGGCGTTTGCTGTGTCAGAGCCGAGGTTCAAGCTGTGGGTCTCTGTCCATTTCTTTGCATGTCCGCTGGACCCAGTGATGTCAAACACCGCATTTGTGATCCCGATCATGCGCATCTGGCGGCGTTTCTGCCAATATCTTGCGATAGTAGCAACAATATGACCCATAGGGTCAGCCCCTGAAAGTTCTGCTGTAAAGTTCCGGGCAAAGAATCCTTTTGCACGCCCGTATACAACACCGGTCTGGGAACCGCCTCCTACCTCTGTCACGGTAATATCGGTCTGTCCGTCATAGTTCTGGTCGTCGCCATCCAGCGTATCGTAAAATGGGATGGTGTAAATGTTTCCGCTTGTCTGAATCATGCCTGATATTGTCGGGTCCTCAACTACAGCTCCGGATTCAATCATAGCTGTGAGATACGGGTCTGGAGCCTCATTCCACATCTGTAAAAATAATTCCTCGTCAAACGGAATTCCAAAAATCGTTCCTGGCATATTTTATTTCTCCTTTCTTATTTCCCGGATAACTGCCTGTACAGCTCCGGATCATCTGTTTTAAGTTTAAGTCTTTCTGCATACCCCATCTTTGAGTATTCATCCTTAGTTACTGCTTTTGTTTCCGGCGCTTTAGTTGGAGGCGTACTTCCTTTCAATCTTTCATATACAGCCGTCTCTAATATCTCATGAAAGGCTTTCTCGACTGTAGCAATAGATTTATTACAAGAATCTTCATCTGTGTAATCAAGCACCTCCGCAAGTCCCACTGGCAATTTCTTTTCTGCCAAAGTATTCTTTGCATCCGCCATAAGTTCCCGACGCGTAATGCCTGCTTCACGTTCTGCCAGCTCTTCCTCGCGCTTCTTCACAAGATACTGTGCTTTTTCTTCCTTAGTCATCCGGTTCAGTTTATCAGCCTCAGACAACTTATCATCTGTGAGCGCCTGCCACTTTTCCTGTGCTTTTCCTACCGCTGTATCAATAGCCTTCTGCACGCGCCTGTCAAATTCTGCTTGATGACCGCCTTTCAGTAAATCATCAAAAGATGGCGGCTCTGTGCCATCGTCTCCTCCAGTTCCGCCTTCTCCTCCTTCAGCTCCGCCGCCATTGCCACCATCGGCCCCGGCACCGTCTCCTGGTTCTGCAAAAAACTGTAAATCCATCGGTAAGGCACAACATGCAAATCTAAAATACTTATTTCTCATCTTTCTATCCTTTCCGCCCCAGCCCATTCATAAGCCCAGGCCATTGCTATAGTTTTAGGCCATTCCGGGCGCAAAAATAACGCCCAGGATAACCTGCGCGTCTCTCAGTTATATCTTTTACAAGCAGCTTCACCCCGCCGCCCAGAGGGAGATTCAGGACCACCGCCTTTCTACTTTCCTTTGCCTTTTTTGCCGCCTTTTCCTTTACAAGCCATTCTGCTCACCTCCTTACTCTTTTTCTGTTACAGTAAATGGTACGATAGATTCTGGTATGTAATTCACTTCGTATTTATATTTATTTACTTTTGCGCCGCCCAGATCTTCAATGACATACATTGTATTCTCATTCAGTCCAATGATATGTTTCTTATAAGTGCCATCTTCCATTTCACAGATAATACTTATTTTTTCCTTGTCCGTTGCATCAAGTGAAAATGCACCGATTACTTCAAATTCAACTTTATCCGTCCTGGAATTAATCACTGCAAATCTCCTAAGGACATTAAAATTGTCTGCTTCCTGTGACACATTATTGGATACTTTATTGGCTTCCGTACATCCGACCACTGTCATGCACACGATGATAAACATTGCAACAGCAACTCCCAGTTTTTTTCTCATGCCTGCTCTTTCTCCTTCATCCCACTTTCTCATGGGTCATGCAAAAAATCCGCGGATCACATGGGTACAGTTCCCCATAAATACCGCGTATGATGTAATCACCCACTTTCGCATGTACCCGGCCTCCCGGTGTCATGATGGTACAACCGTAAACATGCATATGTCCGTCTAACAGACTTCGATCAATACAGACTTTTCCGTCTTCCACAGCCCGGGTAAACCATTCAGGTGCAATTCTGTCTGGATCATCTGTAAGCCTGAAGGCTTCAATCTCTACGTGCTTCTTCCTATATCTCATCTTTCTCACCTCCTTCGTTGCGCCGGCGCAAATAAAAATGAGTATAAAAATACCACCTGCCATTTCTGACTGGTGGTTATTCTTCCGATGTACGCAAAACTTTTTCAATGTCGTCAATCGTAATACTGATTGTCTCCCAATCTTTAGGGGAGCTTCCAACATCAGCAATGAATGCTTTGTTCTCAAAGACCTCCATGATAGACGCTGTCCTGCCATCCTTTAAAAGCACCGTATCAAATTCTTTAATCCCCATTTATACCTCCTTGATATATGCACTTGACATTGATATAGACCCATCAGGCTTATGCATCCATCCAACAATAACATTTGCAGGCATTCCATTTTTACCATATATGACCATCTTCTGTTCATACCGGTCTCCATACCCATTATTGTCCTTAAAAGCGGCTGGATATTTTAAAGCCCTATATTTTATCTCATTCTGCAGTTCCTGCCAATTGTTTATATCATACCCTAACCTGGATGAAAATGCTTGTCCCTTTGCCAGCCCTTCCGGATATACGCCATCGAAAATATATTTTGTGAATTTTGCATCTGGAACAATAGCGTTCTCTGCATTCGGAAGTTTTTGTTCTGGATGCCCCGCCAGCTCATTCCGTCTCTTATAATCCAACTTCGCGTATTTCCATTTCTCAGTTTCATTATACTTCATATTTTGGAAATCATCCAGTGTTTCCGGGATATCTGTACCGAGAATTTTCTTGTACTTATGGTACTGCGCCCTATCGGAAGAACGATTCTGAATCTTCTTTTCTTCCAGCTCCACCTCCGGCTTGCCCTTGACATACTTGTCATACCACTGCTGATATGTCATGCTCCTGGGCACCTTGATACGCTTACCCGTGGCAGGGTCAATGGCAGAACGCTGCATTTTCTCAATCAGTGCCCTGTCTACTACGGATATTGTGGTTGACCGGCACCAGGGATGCATCGGAGGACAGTTTTTCCCGATCTGGCGTTCCTTCACCAGGAATATCTTCCCATCTAGTACTCGGCAGATTTTTGAGGTTCTGAGGTCCAGGGTTGCAAGATATTGATATTCTTTAATCCCACATTCTTGATAAGCCCTAAAGTTCATCTCCGTTGACACATAATTACTTTCCGTTCGCACAAGCCTCCTGGCATTGCTTGCTCCCTGTCCAAACTTATTGGCAATGATAGCAGCAGCTTCCCGGTTTGTACGGCCTGTCACCAGGTTGATAAGCAGTTCCTCTTTCAGGTCCTGGGCCAACATTTGCGTATTACCCCAGATACGTTCTGAGTAGTTTTTTCCGGACCACCTGCTATTAATCACCTGATCTATGACTCTGGCTGATACGTGTCCGAAGGAAAAAGCTGCATCTGCGCGCTGCTGGATATTATATATACTCCGGTAGTAGGAATCGCTGGCAAGACCAGTATAGAAGTCGGCGCTTATGAGTTTTTCCTGCTGGTATACATTCGCCATAATCACATCAAGCTGTGACTGTATCTGTCTAAGTCGTTCCAGCCTTGCCTGATACGCCGGTGCCTCCAGTTTTGACAAAAGCTGACGTTTTGATTCGTCCTTATCACCACTTCGCAGCTTCTGCAGGAGTTCATCCAGTGACGTCCTATCCTGCATGGTGCTAATCAGTTGTCTGGCCTCTGTCTCTGATAACTCATGCTTTGTTTTATATCTCTCAAAGACATCATCAGCCTGCGAAGAAAGATATCGTGATGATTTTAAATATAGGTTTGCTATCTGGTCAGCGGCGCCCTCCGCTTTCTGGAAGATGTTAAAGGCATCCTGTACCTGCCTCTGCTCCCAATAAGCACTACTCTTCATCGTCTATCTCACCGTCCTTTGGCGGTTCATTTGGCTGGTTTCCAAAAAGCTCCTTCTGCTTTTTCAGATTCTCCTCTTCTTCTTTTTCTACAGCTTTCAGTTCCTCTTCCGGATCTTCCACGAAAGGGATCTGTGATAATAAGGTCTTTCGGCTGACTTTACCCCAGAGGTTGGCCACATACTGGCTGATCTCCAATAGGTTTTTAGGCATGGCACGAGTAAATGTTGGGGTAATCCCGGAGATGTCAACATGGACTCCCGACCGCGTATTTAAATAGTTGGTAAAGATCCGCAACCTCTTACGTAACCCCTTTTTGTAATACCGGGTCTTGATTTTTGTTATATTCTCCATACCCAGCAGCTTAAATTCCATTGCAACGCCGGAGACGTTGCCACCAAAGCTCTCGTCTGTCAGGCAGGGGATGTGGGAGAACTTATGGATATCCTGCTCAATGGCTTTTTTCAGAATCTCCACTCCCGCTTCATCGAATGTACGAGTCAGATATTCCGCTTTCGCATCAACTGGAAGCTCTACCATCTTCTCTTTTTTAAGCCTTTCCATTGCCCGCTGACTGCCTTCCCCATCTCCCTCATCTTCTGCATCTTCATCAGATAGCAACGCCCCGTACAGGGCAAGGATAGAATCTATAAACTGCTCCTTGTCCGTGATACGGTCGCTCATCAGAGCATTGTACGCATCAATCAGCGGGATCTGCAGCTCATAATCGCCGATAGCAAGTTTATTATTCAAATATTCGATTACAGGCACCTCGCCCTTGAAATGTGGGTCTGGCCCTTCAAGGAGCCCCTGCGGCCCTTCCATGTCTTCAATAACCGCTATATACTTATAATTCTGTGTCAGGATAGTAGCCACATAAACTGTTTTTTTCTCATCTCTTGAGTCTACTTGAGCATAATAATAGACAGCGAAGAGCTCATTCTGCTCTATACTGTCATCGTAAACTATGAAGGTGTTCTCCGGAGGGAGATTTTTAATGATTAAGTCAGTACCATCCTGCTTAGTATAAATATACTCATAAGCCCGTCCATAGATACTCAGATCCAGCCCGTTATCCCCATCAGCTTCATCCGCCCCCGCCAGTTCCAGATCATCCGTCAGTGGCCTTATATCAGCATCGCTTTTATAGCTCACGGGATTACCTATAAAATAGGACGTAGCTGTGTCTGCTATGTCTTTGGCGTGGTTGCACACCAGCTTATTCTCCCGGCCCTCGTCAGACAATATCTTGTGCTTGCCTTTATAATAGGCTTTGAGCTGTGCTAAGTCTTTTACACATGCCCTATGTTTCAGGATCAGGTGCCTGACCGCTTGTTTGTCTATATTGAGTTCATCCCACTCTGCCGCAGGCAT